TTCTCACTGTCGGTCAACAGCATCCAGGTTCGGGACTACATCTTTAATCCCAGTTCAACGACAAATTCCGCGATCGGCGTGAGCTTCGGCGGCAGCGTTACGGTCGTTCAAGCGATCCTGCGTGGCCTGGCTTTGAACAGTGCGAATTGGCTCTCAGCCAGCGCCGCGTACCTGATCGCCCAAGGAGCAAACATAGATAGCCTTGTCGTCGAGGACTGCGAAATCCGCACCGCAAGCAGCGGCGGCAGCACTCGGTTCTTGAACTATAGCGCCGCCGCGGTTGGCCGATTGCTCAGCATCAAGAACGTCACCTACAGAAGCTCAAACGCCGACAATTTTCTGGTGGTGTCGTCCGGGGTAACTGGAACGCCTGCCGTTTCGGTTCGCGACTGCGATATTGACGCAACGGCGATCATCAACACGAGCGCGTCGATAAATCTCACAATAAACGGCAATCGATTTGGTGCGGCAACGAACGGTGTCGTGCGGACCGGCGGGACGCCCACAATCACCATTGCCGGATCGGGGAACACCTTGGCATCCGGCTCTTGGATCGTCGTCCCGTCTGGAACGCCAGTGATCCACCCGAAGTCTTTTGACGTGCAAGTCGATCTGGACGTAACGGGCATCACCAGGGCTACCGGGAACTATTGCTACAACACAAAGACCACCCTCGGCACCCTTGGCGCGGCTGGACCAGTAGTCTGCCAGGGCACCGCGGCCAACTCGTGGCGGCTGCAAGGCGACCCGACGCTTCAGTATTGAACGCGCTCACTGACATGACGCCAGCGCCGTGACTTTTGCGTCGGGTTATGGGATAATTTCCGACCGACAGTCCCGGAGGTTCCATGTTTACCCTCATTGCCCTGGCCTCGGCCATTTTCGGCGCGTTTATCGGCTGGACGCTATTCGATGACGTTCGCCGGCACAGCGTGGCCACTTTCAAAGACGCCGCCATGACCAGCCTGATCGCCTTCGGCACGCTCGCGATCCTCATCACCGCCGCGAAGGCGATCCTGTCGTGAAGCTGGTCGACGACTTCGATTTTGTCCTCAAACGCGCGTGGAGCGTCCGGCTCCTCGCGCTGTCGCTCGTTCTATCGGGGCTCGAAGTCGCCATTCAGGTGGCCGTCGCCTTTTCAGTGAAGCCGCCGATCCCGGCCGGGTTGTTCGCGGCTCTGGCCGGCGTGGTCACCATCGCCGCCGGCGTCGCCCGCTTCGTGGCCCAGGACCGGAGCGAGTAGATGCCCGTTACGCGCAAACAAAAAGTTGCAGGAAGCCTCGGAGCTGGCGCTATGGCGCTTGCCGCCGTGTTCATCCCACACTGGGAGAGCGGCGGCCGCATGGACACGACTGTCCGGCAGCAGAGCATCGACCCGCCGGGCGTCTACACCGTTTGCCACGGGATCACGAACCTGGATCCAGACTACAAGTGGATCAAGCCCGGCATGAAGTTCACCGATGCGCAGTGCGCCGAGGCGTTCACCAAGGTTCTTCCGAAATATATCGAGCCGATCGCGCAGTGCATCCCGACCTACTACTCGATGCCGCCGCATCGTCAGGTCGCGCTCCTTTCGTTCAGCTACAACCTCGGCCCCGCGCGCATCTGCAAAGGCACCATCGCCCGTGAGTTCAACGCCGGCAACGTCAAAGCCGCATGCGACGCCATGGGCATGTACGTGCGCGCGAACGGCAAGGTTCTTCGCGGTCTCCAGAATCGGCGCTTCGATCCCAAGTGGGGTGAGATCGCTTGGTGCATGCGGGAGGATTGATGTTCGATTCACTGATCGGCACATGGCCAATCGTCTGGAAATACATCGCCTCCGGCGGCGCGACGCTCGCGCTATTGGCAGTCGTCATCTACATCCCCGGCGTAAAAGCCAAGGTCGCAGCCGCGTGCGCGATCTGCCTCCTGGTCGGGCTCACCACCTCTTACACCGTGGGCATTCGTGACGAGCACGAACGTACGATCGCCCGCCTCGAAGCAGCCCTCGCGGAGGAGATCGAAAATGGCAATGAAGCTCGTGAAAATGCTGAGCGCACTATCGCTCGCGACACTCCTGACAGCGTGCGGAACGACCCGTGCAACCGTGACAACTGGCGGACAAGTGAGCAAGGCTGCTGAGCAGCAAGCGCGCTGCGCCGGCTGGCGGAAGCTGAGCTACACGGCGAACGAAGACCACGCCCGCACCATCACCGGCATTCGCCAGCATAACCAGACCGGCATCAACAAGCGGTGCTGGAAGTGAGACCCCGCGCGAAGAAGCTCGCCAAGGAACTGGCTGTGCCAGTCATCTGCGCGATCTTCGCACTCGGCATCATGGCCGTCGCGTTCACGTACGCCGGCAAGGCTGAGCCTGCGCAAAACTTATCGGTCCTGCGCGTCGAGACCGAAGGCGGCCACGGCTCGGCCGTTTCGATCGGTAACGGCTTGGCGATCACTGCCGCACACGTCATCGAGGGCCGTGAGAAGGTGAAGATCATTACCGAGAGCGGCCACGAGAGCGACGCCAAGGTCGTGTGGATCGCGAAGGACTACGACATTGCTTTGCTCGAGACCGTGGACGCCGACTACGACGCCGGAACCGCGAAGTTGAATTGCAGCGATGCTAAGGCCGGCACCGCGATCCGCGCCGTCGGCAATCCCGGCGATCTGGAGTTCGCGCAGACGCACGGTGTTGTCGCCGGCAAGGCGTTCGGCCCGAACGAGCGCTGGGCGTCCATCCAGGCGATCGACGCGACTGTGGTGCCCGGCATGAGCGGCGGCCCCGTGTTCAACAAGGCCGGCGAGATCGTCGGTATCACAGTGGCCGTGCAGCGCGTGATGCTGTCGTTCAGTTCCATCGCCATGACGCGTTTCGGCCTCATGGTCCCTTCACCGACTGTTTGCAAGTTGCTCGGCCGTGGCTGAAGTCGCCGACCTCTACTCTGCGCTGATGCAACGAGGCTGGGCGCCGCACCAGGCGGCCGCGCTCGTCGGCAACATGCAGCAGGAGAGCAACTTCAACCCCGGCGCCATCAATCAAGGCGAAGGGGCTCACGGGCTCCTGCAATGGCGGTTGGACCGCTGGCAGAACCTCCAGAACTTCGCCGCATCCCGCGGCACCAGCCCGTTCGATCGCGACACCCAGCTCGATTACATCGGCCACGAGATGAAAGGCCCGGAGGCGCGCAACGCGTCGGGCTTCATGGCCGCGACCGACATCCCGGGCGCCAATGCCGCGCTGCGACGGTACATAAGGTACGGTGATAACTCAGAGGGCGCGCGCCTATCTTTTGCGCAGAAGGCGGCCGGCCAGCCATATACCCCGGTAATGTCGGGTTCACCACAACCTCAAGCGACCGACGTCGCCAGCGCCTTTTCCGTGAACTCGATGCCCACTGAAACCGTTATGCCGTTGACATTTGGCGGGAATTCGCAAAATCTCGCCGCGCCGCTAACTGACGGGGGACAAGAGAGTGCGCCGGATCCAGCCTTCGAGCCACGAATGGCGCACCGCCGGAAATTGCAGCGTCCGGTTTAGAACCCGACAAAACTCCCGACAAGCGTACGAAAAAAGTTAAGCCGCCGTTGCATTTCCCCTTGCAAACCAGACGTTGTCTGGTATTGTCGTGTTTGTCGGCAATGGGAGAGCGACATGACAAGCCAGATCGAGACAGGGGATACTTCCATGGCGCGACGACGCGCGAACGTCATCAACCCGCCGCCGAAGGGATTCGTCGAGGGGGCGCCTCGCGAGGCGGTCCTCGCCGAGATGGGCCGACTTATCCAGAAGCTCATGGTCGAAAAGAACATGAACCAATCGGATTTGGCTCGTGCGGCCGCCAAGTACATGCCCGACAAAAAGTTCGCGCGAGACAACGTCTCGCAGTACGTGCGCGGCATGGCGGCGCCCGGGCCGGTGCGGCTCAACGCAATCGCCAAGGCGCTCGGCAAGAAACCCGAAGACATCTTGCCGACGCGCGGTGTCGCAGCAGTAGATTCACGGATGCCGCCGCTCGGCATGCGCGGTCTCGCCGACGGTAACGTCTTCCTCCAGATCAATCAGGCGGTGTCGCAGGACGTCGCGCTGAAGATCATCCAGATGCTCAAGCGAGACGAATGATGGCACTCATTGGCCCGACCAAGGTTGGCGAGATCGCCGGCGTGGAACGCGACACCGTCACGCGATGGGTCCGCGAAGGCAAGCTGACGCCCGTCTCGCGCACTGCGGGCGGCCACGCGCGGTTCGACGAAGCGGAGGTACGAGCGAGATGGCCCGACAGAAGCGAGACACCCCGTGGCTCGAACGACGCAGCAACGGCGTCTGGTACGCCCTTTGGTACGACGCCGGGCAGCGGCGCACCCGCCGAGAGAGCATGGAGACCAAGGATGCCGTCGAGGCAACCAATCGCTTCGCCCGCTTCATCACCGAAGGCTCCCGCCGATCCCGCATTGTCGGCAATGCTGGAGTAATGACCGAGCAGGTGCTCGACTGGTACGACGCACAACACGTTCAACCAAACGTCGTCGACAAGGTCCGAGCCCGCGCTGCGATCACGCACCTGAAGGCGTACTTCACCGGCACGCCAATCTCCGAAATCGACATCCCGATGACGCGGGCGTACGCCGAGGTCCGGCGTAGAGGCGCGACCAACGTGGTCCGCAAGGGCCGCGGCCGCCAGGGGCAGGTCGGCACCGACGCCACCATCCGACGCGAGCTCGTGGTCCTGGTGGCCGCTGCGAACCACGCCGCGCGTTGGAAGCGCATCGGCCCGACGGCAAAGCCGCCCACACCGATGCCGGTCGTCGAGCTGCCCTCGGAAGCGAAGAAGGAGACCGGCTGGCTGACCAAGCAGCAGCTCGCCCACGCGTTCGCGACGGCCGACGGCCAACTGCTCGACTTCTGCAAGCTGGCGTACTACTGGGCGGCGCGGCGCCGTTCCGTGGAGCGCATGCTGAAGGTGCAGGTGAACCTCCAGCACGGTTACGTCGATCTGCACCCGCCAGGCGCACCGGTGACGAAGAAGCGCCGGCCGAAGGTGCCGATTTATCCGGAGATCCGGCCGACCGTCGAGCGGCTGATGGCGACGAGCTCGACCGAGTACCTGTTCGGCACGCCGCGCGACTTCTACGCGTCGTTCGTCGACCTGATGGCCGACCTCGGCATCAAGGCGCACCCGCACATGCTGCGCCACAGCCGGGCGTCGCACATGCTCATGGATGGGGAGAACCCGTACAAGGTGGCGAAGCTGCTGGGCGACACGATCGCGACGGTCGAGAAGACCTACGCACACGCGACGACGGACTATCTGAAGACGGATTCAACGATCGAGGAGGTGGCGTGATGGCCAAGTTTGGAATCGAGGTTCTCGTGTTCGATTGGGGCGAGGTCAAAGTGCCGCCCGGTGCAAGCGCCAACTACGCAGCGGTGAAGAAGCGAAAGGATGGCGAACCCGATCGACGATACAAGCTTGGTCGCCTTTGGTGGAAATGGTTCTGGGAACAAAACGTCGGTGGGATCGATCGTAAGCCCGTAGCGTGGTGGAAAATGCCGCCAAGCCCGACGAAATAACGCGCCAGTTAGCGCCCCAGTTCGTCAAATGTCCGCCTGACAGACACCCGACATACAAACCCAAGCGATTGCTGCAACTAAAGAATTTTGAGACCCGACGCTGAAAGCGGATGGCCTTACTTAGGCTTTGTAGGCTTTTGTCGGGTGCGATTCAATCAGCAAATTCAGTGGTGCGCGTTTCTAAGAACCGACAAACCGGACAACCACTGGCGCGTCACGCACCAGTCTTTTCATCGCTCGCTTGCTCACCGAGAACGACTGGTGGCGTCATCTGCAACACCGCGTCGATGTGGCAAAGGATCAGATCCCGGTCCTTTTCGAAGCTGTCCCAGTAGTGACCCACGAATAGCTTCCAGATTTCGTCTCGACCGATCAGGCGCTGTGTCATCGAATGCGAACCTTCAGTTCGGGGTTAAGACGCCTACGCGCCAGCCAAATAAACCGACGAACTTGCGATAGCCGTAGCGTTCGGAGAACAATGGTTCGTTCCACGGGGCCTTGATCATCAGCCCGTATCCGCGGACCCTGAACCAGGCAATTCCATATTCTCTGCTCATGTGGCAGCCGGAGAAATGATAAATCGAATTGGTCATCTAGACCTCGTTCATGTGGTGCATCAGCGCCGTTTGTGCATGTCGATGTAAGCTTTGCGGAAGGCTTCCTGTTCACCTGGCAGCAGCACGCTCACCGCGTCTTGCACAGCGAGAAATTCGACATCGTTCTCTTCGTCCTCGAACTGATGCGATAGACGCGCCAACGACAGAGCGCCCATGCCGGCGTACTTCGCGCTTGGCCTTGGCAGCGGCATTGTCCTCTCCTATGCGACAGCTTCCGACCAACGCGGCTCGCCCGTCGTAAGGAAGCTTCTGAGAGCGACGGCGGCTTGTTCCGGCTTGATGTCGTAAAGCGACCCAGCGATTGCACCGAAGCGGAAAAGCCTCCGTAGGTTCGCCGGCACGGCCTGGATCACTTCGTATTCATTCTCCCACGAGCGCCCGATCAGCTCTGCGAACGCTTGCCGGCCAGACACGATGTGCGCCCAGCCGCACAGGCAGCCAATAGACCCGCAATCGCTCTCATCGAGCACAACGGCCATATTGAATTCGTTGGGTAGCCGGAACTGCTTTGCGAGCGGGGTCTTCCCGTAAATCAGTTCACCGCGTTCCAGCATCCCGAGAACGGTTTGCAGTGCGTCGAACTCGACCTCCTTGATCCCAAGATCGGCGGCCGTCTTGAAGTTTTGAGCAAGCATTTAGGTCTCCTGTTTTCGGTTACTTCGAATGAGCGACAAGCTTTGAGGCCATCGCAAACCCGCAATCGTCGTCGTGGTCTTTCGTTGGGGTGCGAAGCTTTCCAAAGTCGCAGAATACGCACCCTGCCGGGCTGGCTAGCAGGGCATTCAGCGCTGCGCGCAGTTCCGTGCGCTCGGCGTCACCTTCTTCGGCAACGTACTTGAGGACCTGATAGAGCTTGCGGCCCGCGGCTTGCGTGGCAAGGCTCATCACGTCTTCACAGAGCTTGATGGCTTCGGGTTCATTCATCTTGTTACCTTCATCGGCGACCAAAGCGCGTTACTGGATCTGCGCTACGATGGCGCGAGCGTTCATCAGAGCCTCGCTCTCGTCGTAGCGAGCATCCGTGGAAATCAATTCGACGAGGAGCTTTAAGGCGGCGTGGCTCTCGTTGCGCTGCCGACGCAGAACCTGCTCGACTGTTTGGTGGCAGCGACAGCCAGGGGACGTGCGTTGACCGACGTTCGGGCACTCGCGGTCGGTGCAGTGGTGATGCTCGCTCATCACGCACCCACCACGATTTCGCGGGTCGGGATGGCGTTGTACTGAGCGCCAGAGCCGTCCCTCGCGACCCAAACAGCCTTCCAGACCTTCAGGACGCAGCCCTTGAGGCTGTAGCGGCGGTTCAAATCCTCGGCCCATACCTGCATCTCGCCGCAGGTATTGAAGTGGCCGGTGAAGCCTTCGATGTGTGCCCGGTAGGTCATGTCCGTCTCCCGTTCTGATGAATTGATGATAGCAACAATTCGGGAGGATGCAATAGATGCTAGCAACAAAAAGGGGGCTTGTAACAATTTGTGATAGCATCTATTATGGTGCCCATGCCCAGAGGACGCCCCCAGATCAACCACGAGCAGGCCAGCGCCCGTTTCCCGGAAGGGACGCTGAAACGCATCGAAAAAGCCCTTGAAAAGGACGAGGGGCAGGCCGACTTCCTGCGGGAAGCGGTAGAGCGGGAGTTGAAGCGGCGCGAGCGTCATAAGGGCTAGTCCTGTCGCTTTCGGCCTAACTGCGGTCCGCGTTGTCGGAAGTGCTAAGCGAGTTCGGGAAACGGGCGTTATATTCGCGCGGCGTCATAACGATCTGGCGCACGAAATGAGGCCCGCTTTGGAGCGTCCCAAACGGTGGCCGCACAATAGGGCACCCCGGAACGTCTAAATCCCAACGCTCATCGACAACGACTCGCCCTTGGTCGATAGGGAAGACGTGTCGGCTTATTAAGCCCTGCTCGCTCATGCCTTGCTCCCGAGTTAACTGGTGACACGAAGGAGTCTGGAGGGTTTCATGCAATCCCCCGCGTGTCGTTTGCGCCCGGCTTGCCATCTCGCCCTCCGACCGACCCAAATTCCCTAGCTGCGCAGCGCTCATGACAGCCGCTTTGCCAACGCCTCAAGACCGAGGCGTTGGGCGAGGGCTATGACCTTTTCGCGGTCAGCAGACAGCGAGTATTCAAAACCCCAGTCTTCCAGCAGGGCCTTGATCGTCTCGATTTCGTCTTCGGTGAAGGTCATTTCGGTCTCCTATTTCTCTCGAATTGCAGTTCGCTGTCGCCGTATGAACGCCGCTAGCCGCCGATAGGCGCTGCGCGTTCGTTCTTCTGAATGGTCGCCCCGATCAGCCCAACTGAATTGCGCAGCTCGTGCTCGGTCATCTTCGGGATGCCGTGAGGGTAGATGCGTGCAAAAAAGGCCCGCTGGCTCTCGGTGCAGAGCGCCAGATTTGCCTCTACCTCGCTTCGAAGGGCGTCCATAACGATCTGATTTGGGTCTCGAACAACGAAAGACATGGGGATCTCCTTTCCCGCTCTAGAGCTAACTGCGGTCAGGCGGGCTCATAGGTCGCAGCAAAGATGTCGGGCTTGCACGGGTAGAACTCGCCCTTCACGCCTTTGATGATCCAGTCGTTCGGCGCAGCCCGCAGGGGGCCTTCCAGGGTCGCCACGATCAGTTCGCCGTCGCGAAACTCAGCGTCGCCGCCAACGAACTCCTCGATCTGGTTGAAGTTGGCCGCGACGAACTGCACGGCCTCGATCACAACTGGCTTCTTACGGAACTTAGGCATTCGAATTCTCCGTTGGTTGAAGTTGAAACTTGTCAGTCAAGACCAGAAAGAGTGCCGGCCGCGGTTGGCAGAACCGCGACCGGCGGCATGGCAGCAAGATCGGGGATGGACGCTGCATGCAAAACTCTGTGTCGGTCTAAGTCGGTCTAAGTCGGTCTTGTCGGTATTTAACTCCCGACAAATCCCCTTGTCAATTAAAAAAGCTTGGGATCAAAGCCGTGAATCCGGCAAACCTGATCTGCCCATTTCCGGAATGCCGCGCTGTGCTCGCCGCGGCCGAGCGCTCGCGCGTGCTCCTCGTGCAGGTGGACCATTTCATGCCCCATCACGCGGATGAGCGGATCTGTCTGCCCTATGAAATGCCGCGAAATACCGATCGCATGTCGCTTCCCGATCTTGCGATACCAGCCTTGGTACGTCCGATCGCGCACCACCTTGAAGATGACGTCTTCACCGTCCGGCAAATTCCATCGGTTGAACGGCGGCGTCGAATTGAGAAAGTCGTATGCCGCGCGCAATGTGTCGGGTGTAAGAGGCAACGTCACTTCCGATACCTTTCCGCTTCGAAGCCGCTCGCTGCGATTGGCAGGCCCGTCGCCCACGCCGGCAGCTCGGTCATGATCTGTTCGTACTCTTCCGCGGAGCCGTAACTCTCGGCGACTTCGCTCACCGATTCGTCATGCACCGTAAGGATGACCGGGTAATTTTCGCGCTCGAGCCGGACCATGGCCTCGGCGAGCACGTCACGCGCGACCGCCTGCGTCACGTTCTCCGACAGCGCGCCGCCATACGTCGAGATGCGCGACCACTTCGACGTGTTGGTCGGGTCGTCGACGATCTTGCGCATGTTGGAGACGTTCGGGACGGTCTTGAACGTCATCGCGTCCTTCCATTCGCCCCATGGCGTCTGGACGGAACAGATTTTCGGGTACGGGTAGCAGAGCGCGCGGCCGCTCGGCAGTTGCAGCCACAAGAAACTCCCAACCACTTTGAAGCGTACCGGGCCACATTCGGCCGCTCTGCCCGGGTGGGCGATCGCACGCAGCGCCGCATCTTCGAGGTCGTGCCAGAAGTCCACGATGTTCGGATTGCTGTCGCGCCATGCGCTCTTGATTTCTTCCGCCTGGCTGTCGGGCACCTTGACGCCGTAGGTGTGCGCCATCGTCTGAAACGCCCCGACGCCGCCGCCGTAACCGCACGCGAGCTCGGACACCTTGCCGATCTGGCGCTCCTCCGGATGCGTCTTCTTGGACATCTTCTCGACCGGAACGCCGTAGATGCCGGATGCTGCAACGAGATAAAGGTCTGGCCCCTTGCCGGCGAAGAATGCGCGGAACGCATCGAGTTTCGTGCGCTCGCCGGATAGCCACGCGAGGACCACACCCTCGATGTTGTTGTAGTCCGCCGCGACGATTTTGTTGCCGCGCTCGGCTTTAATCATGCCGCGTAGCGTGTAGGAGATGCAGGTGATCGGATCGCCGAACATGGCGTCGAGAACCTGCATCGCCTTCGCAGGCTCGTACTTCAGCAGCACCTCGATCGCGCCATCGATGTCGAAGTTCTCATCCGGCCGGAGAATGTTCTGCGGCTGGAAGCGACGCCCGCCCCAGCGGCCGGTGTTGGCGGCGTGGAACTGCATGAGCCCCCTCGCCCGGCCGTCCGACGACATGCCGTTGAGAAGCGCCTCGATCTTGTCGACGCTCGCCTTGCCGCCCTCCTGGCGCAGCTCCAGCGCGCGGCGAACCGACGGGTGGCAGTCGCGCGCGAGGATCTCGTTGATGTGCTCCTTGTCGAGGCTGTCACACGCCGTGCCGTGCCGGCGGACGAACTCCTTGAGTTGGTTGACGTTGGTACATGCGGTCACCTCCCAGTCGGTGACCTTCGCCATCTCGGCGTCGAGCTTCTTGGAATGCGCTTCGACGATGCTCAGCGCGCGGTCACAGAGAAGCTTATCGACCGGCACACCACGATCGTTGATTCGTTGATCGAGATGCCAAAGGTCTTGCTCGAACGGTCGCAAGCGCACAAGGCGCTTGTCCGCCGCGCGCTCGGCTTCGACGTCCTGGCGGCAGTACGAGAAGAGGCGTTGCTTGTCTTCTTCAGCGTCTCTCCAAAGCATACCCGACTCGGGTACGATCTCACCCTTTTTGGGTTTCTTCGGTTTCGCCATCGCCATCATGAGGCGATGGCCCTGCATGTCCTTCTCGAAGCCGGTGTTGAGCGCCGGGCCGACGTGCTCCAGCGCGCCCGGGAGCGCCATGGCGTACGCCATGCTCATCGTGCAGCGCCACTGCTCGACGGCCGGCTCCGGCCAGCCGTAGCGCGGCGTCAGGATGTAGCGCCAGATCGCGCGTTCGAAGGCGGCGTTGTGTGCGGTGAGCGTGCCGCCGGCCTCGATGTGCTGCTTGATCCGGGGTGGAATCGGCTGGCCTGGCGTCCAGATCTCGACCGGCTCGTCCTCGAACGAGTATGCGAGGCACCAGATGTCGGTCGTGGCATCCTGCGCGTAGACGTACGCACCGGTCTTCTTGATTTCGACCGTGGATCTTGTTTCGAAGTCGACGTGAAGGGTCACTCGCCACATCCCTCGCCAACTTCACCGGGGCGGCCCGGCTTCGTGAAAGCCTTCCAGTGCTTCCAACCGTTCGGGCAATGAAAGCCCCACGACCGCAGCCACGGCCCCGTCAGGAACAGCGACCAGCAGGAGCCGTGCGTCAGCTCGACGCGATGCGCCGACTTCGCTCCGCGCAGTTTGATGTCACCGGCGTTATAGAGCTTGCGGCAGTGAACGCCGCCGGCCGCGATGGTGTGCTCGGTGTAGCTGCCTTGCAGAAGAAACGATGCGTTCCACCACGGATGGTCATGCAGCGCGCGATCGTCATCGCTGCGTAGGAAGTGATGCAAATAGACGTTGAACAGTCGGTTGCGCGGAATGAGATGCCATCGGAGCATGTAGGGCCGCTCCGATCCGCCGATAACAACATCCGGCGGCCGCCTCACTCGCGCAAGGATCAACAGCCAGAGCCAGTTGGCAACCCGACTCACGAATGCCTCACCGCAGTCGCAAGCAGAATCACGATCAGCAGAACCCAACCCAGCCGCTTCAACGCCATCGTCTCGTAGTAGCCCATGTCGGCCTCCTGGTTTCGTAGAACCCGACACGGCAGGCACAATCCCGCCGTGTCGGGGTAGTTGTCAGAGGAGATAGTCCATCCCCAGTGCGTCGAGGTAGGTGTCGAGGATGGCCTTGTGCTCCTGGAGCTGGGCCTTGCTGTCGCGCTCCTTCTTCCGAAGCGCGATCGCGGCTCGCAGCGCCTTCACGTCGAAGCCGTTGCCTTTGGCTTCCTTGTAGACGTCACCGATGTCAGACACGGTGCCGTCCTTCTCTTCCTCCAGCCGCTCGATGCGCTCGACGAACGCTTTGAGTTGGTCCTTGGCGACCTTGCCGCGGCTGTTGTGACCTACGCCGGGCTCTGTCACGGCAACATCCGTTCAATACGCGCGATCGCTTCGTTGCCGCGCTGCACGATCTCGCAGGTTTGCTCCGCAGCGTCTTGCATCGAGGGAAGCAAGCCACCTTGCGAGAGCTTGGTGGTGCCTTCGCGGGGATTTTGCGGTACGGCCCCGACGAGCTTCTCGCTGAGGCCCTCCAACCGCGCCACGAGTTGCGCGACACTCTCGCCGGCCGCTTGCAGCGACCGGAATGGCGTGGCCTTTGGCGTCACCGCCTGACCGCACGCTTCGCTGTCTCTGTGTCCGATCATGATGCCCTCACTCGAACATCGAATCGGACGACTTGTTGTCGTCGCCGGCGCCTTCGGCCGCCTCGAACTCGCTCTCGGCCGAGACGCGCCCGCCGCCGATCACGAGCTCGTCGTCATTGTCGAGGAGCTGCACATTGATGAGCCCGAACGACACGCCCTTGTTGCCGTCGACGTCGTAGCCGTACGCCTGCACGGAACCGCGCGCCCAGCGCCCCGGGTAAACCTGCTCGGCATCGATGCCCTCGGACTTGCCGTTCGGGCCGACCACGCCGGGCTTGTCCTTCGACCGCGCCGCGACGAAGTACGGGAAGTCCTCAACCTTCAGGCCCGCGTCCTCGAGGCCCGCGACCAGCTTGTCGTTGGTCTCGGTGCGCTTGAACGGGCTCTTGATGCTCTGCGGCCACTTGCCGTTGGCGTCCTTGAACGCCTTCGAGAACTTGTCCTTGCCGGCGTTGAGGGCCTCCTCCTGGAGAACCTTGATGTCGGCGCCCTTCGGGATCAGGTGATTGTATTCGTACTTGCCCTCGATCCCCTTCTTGCCCTTGCGAGGCGAAAACAGCGAGTTCCAGAGGATCTTGCCCTTCGGCAGCACGATGTTGCCGGTCTTCGGGTGGATGTATGCCTTGTTCTCGTTACTCATGCCTTCTCTCCATGCTCCGATCTCAACGGCGTCGGGCGTGCCGATCCTCAAAAGCCGACAAGGCGCTCAGCGTCGTACGGCTTCGTAGCTGCAAACCCCCTCCCGGATGCGCCGCTGTACGAGCGACAACCGGCCGGCCTCCTGACCACGCATGGCCAGAATCGCCTTCTTGTCGACGGCGGGGCTCATCTCGCGATCGTAGTGCAGGTTGCCGACGTGGTACTGCACGCGGGTGCCCTTGCGGCTGAACTTGATCCACTTCTCGAAGACGACCGGTCCCACTAGGCGAACTCCTCTTCCGCGTCGACCTTCGCAGGAGCGCGCGGGTCGCTCTCCGGCACCAGGATGATTTTGCCTGGCGGCTTGTAGATCAGCCCCTCGATTTCCTTCTTGCGCTTCGAACCGAGGATCTTCTCGACCGCCGCCGGCGACTTCATCTTCGGCTCGGCGTAAATCTGCTCGTCGGTGAGCTCGACCACAGCGCCGAGGTACTTCAGCGCCTCATCGTCGTCCTTCCACTTGCGGTGCGACGTCGAGTGGACGAGCTTCCAGCCCGGCAGGCCATCGTTCGATGCAATCTCGTGTGCCCTGTTCTTGATCGCTTTGATCCAGTTCTCGACCACATCCGCTTTGGTCATCAGGTCCGCGATCTTCTCCGCGTCCATGTCCGCGACCTTCGGCGGCTCGTCGCTGAATTCCATCTCCGCGACCTTCAGGCTATGCGAGCGCAGCGCCTCGCAACTCGCGGCCGCCTTGCACCAGCGGCAGTGGTCGCCGGGGATGCGTGGAGGGTTCTCCACCATCGTGGCGTTGGCCTTGTCGATCAACGTGTAGCGGAACTCGACCAGCTCCAGCGCGTCGATCGTCCACTCGCGGACCCGCTCCTTGTCCGGATAGCGCGGCTGCACCACGACCAGCTTGACCTTGTCGAGCCCGCGGTTGTGGAAACGCTTGGCGGTGCCCTCCGCGTAGCATAGGAGCTGCTCGTTCTCCTTGACGTCGACACGGACGCCGCGGCCGTACTTGAAATCGATGACGACCAGTTCCTTGGTCGAAGGCCGGTAGCGGATGAAGTCGCCGGTGCCGAACTCCATCCCCGGGATGTGCGTCAGGTCGAGCTTGGCCTCAAACTCGTACTCGTCGCCCTCGGCGATGTGGGAACGCACGGTCTCGACGTAGAGCCACGCGCCGTCGACCATCTCCTCATCGACGGTGAACAGCCCCTTGTCCTTGTCGTGCTCGACGTCGCCGGCCGCTTCCTCGCGGTAGACCTTGCCCTTCTTGATGTCGACGTAGCCGCCGAGGAATTCGACGGGGTCGAAGTCGTTCCGGAGGCAAATCTCACCGAGCTCGTGCGCGGCGGTGCCCTCATCCGCGTGGACGTTGGACGTCCGCGGGAACGGCGCTTCCGCCGCCGGCGAGCCGGGGCACTCGAACCATCGAGACGCCCCCGACGGGCTCAGCGTGGCGTGGTCGCGATCAGCGTGCGCTTGCGGCTTCTTGGCCATGAATCTCACCCGTTCCCACAAAGAATTCCTGCTTGCCGTACGGCCGATGCACCGCGACGCAGACGTCCTCGCCGCGCGTCGGGTCCGCGACCGTGATGGTGGCGCGCACCAGCACGGTGTCGCCCGCTTTGAGCTGCATAGCGTCCTCGGGGGTCATGGCAGCCACGTCACTTCGTAAATTGGTGGGGGCGTCGGCACGAAACACATCGGCTGATGCACCGAGAATTTCGTGTAGCGGTAAAGCCACCCGCCAGGCACCTCGAGGCGCTCGGTGTAGCTGTCGACCTTCTCCCACTTCTCCGCTGCGTAGCCGCCGCCTAGCGCTCTCATCGCACCGCTCCCAGCCAGAGCGACAGCGCTATGCACGCGACCGGGATGGCCAATGCGATGAGCGCTGCCGCGAGTTTCTTCATCACGCAGCCGCCAGTTCGTTGGCCTTCTTGACGATCTCGGCGCCCTTGCCGGCGTTGAACGCTTCGGTCGCGTTCTTCACTTTGTACTCGCCTAGCAACTCGAAGACTGCATCAGTCCCCTTGCTCTCGCCGAGCTCCTTGAGCGCGACGCGGACGTCCTCGATCTTGCACTCGGCCGGGGCGTCCTTGACCTCGGTGATCTTGTCCTCGATGTCGGTCTGCTTCGGCTCGTCGGCTTTCTTGTCCGCCTTCTTCTCGCGCTTCTTGGTCGGCGGGATGACCTCGCCCTCGACCACCTTGGTCTCCGGCGTCTCGACCTTCTCCTGCGCCGGAGCAGGTTGCGCCTGCGCCGCCGCGCTACGCATGAACGGGATCGCCATGCCGACCAGGGCGTTGGCAACCGCCTGCGGGGTCTCTTCAGTGATCGTGAGGGTGATGGACATTGTCAGTCGTTCTCCTTCGTTAAAGCCGACAAGCTAGTTAAAAAGTTTCGCGATGTCCGCGGTCTTACGCATCACCGCACGTTGGATATTCTCGTCGATCGATCCGGCCAGGGTGGCGAAACGCACCATGCACGCGTTCTTCTGGCCGATCCGGTGAATGCGCATTGCGGCCTGCTCGTTCTCCGCTGGCACCCAGCTCGATTCGACGAACAGAAGATCGGACGCCGCGGTCAACGTGATACCGGTGCCGGCCGCTTGGATTTGGCCGATAAACAGCTTTGAACCACTCGCCCGCTGGAAGTCATCAACGATAAATTGACGGGTCTCGACGCTGTCGCTTCCAGTAAGCGCGCAAGCGCGCCACTCCGGTTTTGCGGACTTGCACAACGCGTCAATCACATCGCGATGGTGTGCAAAGACAACCAGTTTGACCCCGCCATTCTCGAACCAATCGCTAATCCATTCGGCGGCCGGCCCCACTTTCGCAAGTCCCGTGACCCGGCGAAGCTGCGCGACGTGCGGCGCGATCTCGCGCAAGCCCGCAACGCCCTTCTCTTCCAGCGTCTTAACGGCGAGCGCCGCTTCAGGATGCAACGCGATGTTTGCCTGCCAAGTGCCGAGGTCTCCCTTGAGAGGCAACTCGTCGAAACGGATCGGCGGCAAGTCCTTCAGCACCTCATCCTTCTTCCGGCGCAGTACCCACGGCGCGATGCGCGCCTTAAGCTCGGGGAGGTTTTTGCCCTTCACGATCTGAATGCCGAAACCGTTGTCGCGTGTGACGCAGTAGCGCTGCACGAATGGCCAGTAGGCCATGGGGCGCGAGTGCATGTTCGACAAACTTAGATCAACGAAGTCGTCCGGCTTGAAATTCTGAAGACCCTGGATTTGCATGGCGATCGCCTGCGGCATCACCGCACGCAGGATCGGCCACAGCTCGGACGGGTTGTTCGGCGTCGGCGTCCCGGTCAAACAGAAGACGTGTTTGGCACGCGACACCAGCCCGGAGCTGCCGTCGCACTTGTCGCCGAAGATCGCCTTGGTGCGCTTCGCCTTGTGATTCTTGAGGTAGTGCGCCTCATCCAGGATCAGCACCCGAATGCTGCTCGGCATCTTGCCGGCGGCGACCATGCGCGCCGCACGATCGTAGGACATCACGCCGTAGGTCCAGCGGCCTTTCTTGAAGCGCTCGATCTCGCGGATCCAGTTCTCGACAACCGACGCGGGGCACACCACCTCGACATTGTCGCCGACGCCGCACACCGCATCGCACGCTGCGATCGCCTGGGCAGACTTGCCGAGGCCCATCTCGTCGGCGAGCAGCGCCCGCCCCTTCGAAGCGAGAAACTGAGCGCCTTGTACTTGGTACGGGTATAGGTCCATGGGCGTGTCGGTCTCTGTCTGGTATCTCGTATCGCGTAATGTCGTATAAGCCGACGCTATAGGCCAAGAATTTGCTGCACGAGCGGGTCTTCGAGCTTCAACTGCATGATGCATATCGCATCGGCCTCGTTGTCGTCGACGACGCCTTCGAAGCCCCACTTGCGGCACGCCGCGATCATCATGTCCTTGCCGGCGTTGCCCTTTCCGGTCGCGAACTTCTTGATCGTGCCGACTGGCACACCCTCATACGGAATGTCGCGCTCCTCGCCGAACGCCATCACCTCGGCGGCGAGCCCGCCGTAGACGTGCGCCGCGGCCGTGCCGTTGTGACGGTGGACCTCCTCGAAGAAGATCATCTTGATCGGGGAATGCTCGTGCAGCGACATCAGCTCGCGCCGGAAGCGCAGGTAGCGCATGCCGCCGCCTTCGAACCGATCGCCCTTGAGATCCCAGATGCCGTGGACTTGCGCGCCGCCGCGCTGCTTCAGCATCCACCCTGTACGAGTACCCAAATCCAGCGTCAGAACTGACATTCCGGCCCCCTCATGATGCACATCTTCTACGTAGCACGACTTAGGAACAAACACAGAACTTTCAACGCTTGTTCGCAGAATGCACAGGCACCGCTACCTGGTTGAACAACAGTCTGCGCTTCGTTCCTCGATGCCGCTGGACACTTTCGTTTCTTGGCTCATTGGCGGTGACTCAACCCACGACAGATCGCGACAAAGTTGATCGATCGCTTCACGAAGCTGAGCCGCGCTGCCGTTGTTATCGATGACCCGGTCGACAGGCAGATTGTCGATTTCGGTTTCCGATGAATGGTTTGAGAACTCGTTCTGCGGAACGCGCTTCCCCGCGTCGACGCGAAACACAAGCCCGCCGCTCGACTTGATTGCAGCGCACTCGTTTGGGTAGCGCACGTCGGAGACGACCACATCGGCGCCGCGGCCCGCACGGCGCAGCAGGGTGTCGACCCAGAACCGATCGCCGATGTGCACGCGCCCCCATTCGGCGCCGAGGGTCTGCATCGCGCGCCGCGGCGTCTCGCCGCAGAGCCAGCCGCAGGGAATCTCCTTGAGTGCGCCCTCTATGCGTTCCTCGATGTCGGCAACCTGGACGCCGACGGTCGCATAGAACGCGCGGAGCATGTTCTTCAGCGGATCGGCAAACCGGATTTGCGTGTAGCCGCGCTCGACGAACATCTGCGCGACGGTGTCCTTGCCGTGATGCTTTCGCCCGGTGATCCCGATCAGCATCCCTAGACCCCTTTCTCGTACGACTTCATCCACTTGCGGATGGCGGCCTTGGTGGTCTCCCGTACGTTCCGCCCGTCGCGCACCGTCTTGACGAACTTGGTGTCGCCGGCCGCGAAGACGCCGAAGCGCGTCGCGGACATCGAGTGCTTTTTCATGAACGATTCGACGTCTTGTCGAAAGTTGTCGGGTGGCATGAACCGACACTCGCATGGATGTTCCCGATTGACAAGGGTAATTTTTTCGAGCGATAGTGTTTTTGTCGGTTAGACTCGACCGACACACCAGACATAACCAAATCGCGGGGACGCCAAGATGATAGAAAATCCTTTGGACGTCGAGACTTCGGGCATGCCGCCTGTCGGGTTCCTCGCCCGACAAACGCCCGACATAATCGACATCATGTCGCGTGTATTGCGCTTCAAGAACGCCGAATTCGGGGGCGAGCTCGTTAAAAACAAACTCAATGTCGCCACGATCCTGACCCTCGAAGGCTTCACCGCATCCGACATCGTCGAACATATCGATGAGGTGATTCTCCGGGTGGCGGCATGAGCGAGTCGACCACCTGCCCCTGTTGCGGCAATGCCGTCAAAACCGACCTGCCGCTGGTCGATCTCAACACAAACTGCATCTCGTTCCGCGGCGAGACCATTCGCCTAGGACCGTCTCGCGCCGAAATGATGGCGCTGCTCACCCGCCAATACCCCGAGACCGTGCCGCACGACAAACTGATCCGCGGCATGTGGCACTACTCCGGGGAGCCGCAAGAACCTTCCAAAGTCGTTCAGGTCCAACTCTGCCGCACCCGCAAGCTATTGGCGGCGTGGGGCTTTGGGCTGCGCACAGTGCGCAACGTCGGCGTGCGCCTCGAACGCCTCAACCAACAATCGGAGATCGCAGCATGAAAACGAAACTGGCTCACCATCATTTCGTCCGGCCAATCCCCAACCCGATCGCCGACCACGCGCGCGACGAGGCGCTGCATAGCCTGATGGACGGCCGCGCACGCCATAAGGCACCGCCCGACACCAGCCGGCGCAGCGACTACGTCGACCTCACGATTCGCGGCAAGCGATACAAGTACATTCCGGCGCCGATCACGCTTCCGAAGCTGATCGGCTCGCAACTCGCCGAGGCGCTGTCGTAGCATCGGCATGAGCAAACTTCAGTCTGCGTTGCGCCTCTCGAAACAAGGGTTTCGCGTCTTCCCGCTTGTGCCCAACGGCAAAATCCCGGCCATCACCGGCGATTGGCAGGAGGTTGCAACGCGCGATCCCGCCAAGATCGAACGGCTATGGACGGATCCTGTGTTCGGCACCGAGCAGGATTACAATATCGGCATCGCGCTCGATCGCGATGTCATCGTGGTCGACGTCGATACACGAGACGGCAAGAAAGGCGACGAATCACTGCGCCTCTGGGAAGCGTGCAACGAGCAGCTCCCCGAAACATACACGGTGACCACTGCCTCCGGCGGCCAGCATCGGTATTTCAGCGTCGACGATTCGTCGGGGTTTCCAAAGGAGCTTTGCAAGCATGTCGACCTCAAAGGATACGGCGGATACGTCGTCGCCCCCGGATCAACCATCGGCGGCAACGGTTACGTTGGCGTGCGATCCGAAATGCGCCCATTGCCGGCCGTGGGCATCGCCGTGGATCGTGTGGCGCGGGATGCAAAGCGGAAAAACAGCAGTGGAAATGCTCTTTCCGAGCTCGACACCCCCGACGCGATCAAGCGCGCAACGGCGTATCTAGCAACCGCCCCCGACAGCGGCACGTTCAAGGTCGCGTGCCGCGTCAAGGATTTCGGCATCAGCCAGGAGACCGCGCTCGAGCTGATGGCCGAGCACTGGCAAGGCGCATCATCCAGAGAACACGACCACATCGCCTTCCGCGTCGAGAACGCATACCGCTACGGCCAAAGCCCCCCGGGCATCGCATCGCCTGAAGCGGAGTTCGAAGCGGTCGAGCCTGCTCCCGCCGCGGGAACAGCGCAGCGTCGGGGCCTCTACGCAATCCGCTGGGTGGACGACAAGCCGGAGCTGGATCGGCCTTACCTGATCGATGAGGTGATGGATTCGGGCGCTATGGCCGTCACCTACGGCGACAGCAATGTCGGCAAGACATTCGTGGTGCTCGACCAGGCGTTTCACATCGCCGCCGGCCGTGACTGGAACGGCCACAAGGTGCGGCCCGGACTGGTGGTCTATGTCGCGTCTGAAGGCGGCAAGGGCTTCAGCAAGCGCATAGAAGCGTACAAGCGCCACTACGGCGTCAAGGACATCCCCTTCTCGCTCGTGCCCTGCCCGATTGATCTACACGCCACGGGGGACGCCAACGACACGGGGCGGCTGATACGGCTCATCCGAGGTGAGGAAGCCCACTTCGGTCAGAAGTGCGCGCTGATTGTGGTCGATACCTTGGCCAGGGCGATGGGCGGCGGCGACGAAAACACGTCGGTCGACATGGGCCTGATGGTTGGCCACTGCGACCGCCTCAGAGCGGCCACGGGCGCGGCGATCAACCTGATCCACCATACCGGCAAGGATAAGTCCAAGGGCGCCCGTGGGTCGTCTGCGCTGCGCGCTGCGACCGATACTGAGATCGAGATCGACGACGGCCTTCTGTCCATCCAGAAGCAACGCGACATGGGCAAGGCGGACGACATGCGCTTCGAGCTGGACAGCATCGAGATCGGGGCGCGCACCGACGGCCGGCCGGTCTCCGCGTGCGTGGTTCGGTGGGTCGCTGTGACTGAGTTTGAGGAGCGCCTCTCGTCCGCGGCGAAGGGGATGCTGGACGTTTTCGACCGCCTGATCGAAGCGCGCACCGCAGAGATCGAGGAGGACGAAAGTCTCTCCAATGCCGACAAAGCCGACTTGCTCAAGAGGGTCAAAGTCCCCTGGGATTCGTGGCAAATGTCGGTTTTGTCGTGTCAGAAAGGGCCTCGCGGAAAAAAGCTCAATCGGACAGCTCTGTACCCCTTGCGTCAAGAACTGTCAGACTCGGGCTTGGTGGCGAAAGACGCAAAAAATCAATGGTTTAGACCATGACTGTCAGAACTGTCAGAATGTGTAATTTACAATCGGCCCTCAACTGTCAGATTGTCAGGCAGGCTAGAAGCCTGACATCTGACAGGGCTGACACCTGACGAATTACAGGTGATGGTCAAAACCCCTTGGCAAAAGCTAATCGAGACCCCGATCGACTGGGACGCGCTCGCGCTTTCGATGCAGCGCGGCCGGCCATCGCGCGAGGAGCTGGAGCGCCGGCGGAAGGTTCGGGCGGCCAAGGCCAAGGCGCGCGCCCGGGTCGTGTTCCTCCGGAAGCTCGAAGAGAGGAAGGCGGCCAACCGGAAGCTACGGCGCCCCAGGTGGCCCGCGCGGCTTTATGCGGTCATGCAGCCGGGTTGCTGGTACACGCGGCGGGATCTGATCCGCGGGACAGGCGCCCCGCCCTGGAGCATGAACAAGATGCTGCACCGGCAGATGGATCAGGGAAAGCTCGAGCGCGCTCGCAATCCCGATTATGACGAGGCGGCAAACCTGCATCCGAAGAGAGTGGATTTTTGGCTCTATCGCATGACGGCCAAGGGTGAGGCGCGCAAAGCAGAGCTTGCCCGCGTCGGTCGAGGTGCTATCGTGAATGGGTGTTGCAAGTGGCCTGCGTTAGGTTTGGAGAACGGGAAAGCCGCCGGCTAGGTTGAGCCGACGGCTTTGCGGTTTTTGGTCCTGAGAAGCGCGCGGCGGCCTAATGCAGCATGATGCAATTCGTCGCTATGTAGATTGCGAGGGACAAGGCCAACGCGGCTTTGATGATCCATGCGGCGAGGTTGAGCATGGTCGTCAGGCTCGCTTCAATTCGGATGCGCGAGTTTCGTAGTCGCGGCGTGTCATGCGGCGACGGATAATTAAATCGTCGTAGCCGATGCGCTGGAGCTCGGCGAGCAAGTCGGCGTATTCATGCGGCCGTGCGGGACGGCAGTTGCTAACGTAGGCCATGTCCGCGGCGCCGTGTTGGCCAACGTGCGCGTAGCAGCTCATGGTCGCGGGGTTCATGTCGCCCGGTAGTGTCGGGAAGAACGCGCACACGTCGTGGCCTTCGCGTTTGAAAATAACGGGTGTGGTCATCAAAGCCACCTGTGTTTGAGCGCGTAGCCTGCGGCGCCGAACCATTCACGATCGGGCTTGTTTGGGTTTGGCTTGTCTTTCCGTTGGCCTTGCATCATGTACGAACCCGCGGCTTTGAAGATGGCGCGGCGTAGCGCGTTGGCCTCTTTACCTGTCCCTTCGCTTGCCTCTTTCCCCCAGAGCGCATAGCCGAGCGAATGGACAACGTGAAAGCCCATATCCATGCCGCAGCCGTCGACGCGCATTCCGTCGCCACGTTTTGCGTGAGACAGGCCGAGCAATACGGCAACCGACCAATTAGGGTGCAGCAATTCCCCGTCGCGTATGACTACGACGCGCAGCGTGCGCGACATACCGGAGCGGGACACGTTGTCGCAAATGGTATGGACCGTGTCGCCGGGTTTCAACCACTTCAATAGTTGTGCGCGGGCCTCGTCAACCTGAGTTTTGGTATAACGCATTTGTCAGTCCCCTTTTTCCGTAAAGTCAGACAACTAGTTGATGAGTTCGCTTGCATAGCCGTTGAAAAACTGGCCACGGATGCAACCGATCAAATCGGCGAAGTCATGAAAATCGAATTGCGAACGATGGTCGCGTACGTAGCGGATTCGCTCTTTCGGCGAATAGCACTCGCGCCAAATTTGATTCGCGGTTTCTTGTTCGCGTTCGCTCCAGTCATCCTCATCTAGGACCGGATAATCGGCTAAGCGAGCTCGCGCCTCATCGGCGATTTGAAGCGCCTTGGCGTCGTCCTGGTGAATGGCAATCCATTCAACCCAGCCGACGGCCCAATGCGATTCGCGGACCACGGTCACAGTGTCCGACTCGCCTCCGAGCAATTGCAGCATGGTGCAAAAATTAGATTCTTCGAGGCAATCCGAGTCGCGCGATCGGCCGCATCCGGATCCGTAATAGGCTGGCCACACTTCGCCGGCGTAGTGCGACGGCATGGCCCAGCGTTTCAGATGCTTAGGTTCATAGTCCATGTCAGTCCCCTTTTATCGCAATGCCCGACACTGCGGGCGTGGTTGTGGTGTTGCTAGGCGAGTTCCCCGTCTTCCGTGAATTCGTAGTCATTAGCTTCGATGGTGTCGTCGACCTGTTCATCGGCCACCAGCCAGTCGTGTTCTTTCTCGAGCTGGCGATAAACCCAGTCTGCGAAGTCGCGCAGGGCTTGAGTGATTGTTTCTTCGCCTGCGGTGAATTCGGCCTGCGGGAGCTCTTGCTTGTCTTCCGCGTGGTCGTGCGCTTGCCGATAAAATTCGTCGTCAAATTCGACGCTGACGGACATGCAGCCGGAGTGGTAGTAGTGGCCGCGGTGCTTAGTCGCGGCGGACCATCCTTCACCAACAGGCAACGCGGTTAGCGTGTCAGCAATGGCGTGCAGCGCGTCGTCTTTTGGCGCGTAGTCGCGAATCGCTTTTACGCAAGCCTTCCAAGCGTAGGTGCCTTCGAAGCAGGCGCCGTCCCCTTGCGAGCTAAAGCCGCTGAAATAGATCGCCTGTTGAGTGTGGCGGGGGCCTTTCCGGCCTATCTCGATTCCGAGAATCGCGGCGGCGCGTTCCGCGTCGTCGTAAACCGCGTCCCACCACTCGTGGTCTAAGGCGCCTTGACGATACCAGTCCCGAGCGCGTTCCGCGTCGTCGTAAACCGCGTCCCACCACTCGTGGTCTAAGGCGCCTTGACGATACCAGTCCCGAGCGCGCTCCTTAGCGTCGTTATCGAGTTCATTGAACTTGTAGAGGGTGCGCGTGATGGTCTTAGTGCGCGTCATGTCGTGTCCCCTGTGTTTTGTCGGTTGCTATTGCCTTACAAACCCGACAATAGGGATTCGGTTCTCCCCTTGTCAATAATTATTTGTCGGGTTTGTCGGATTATTTTGAACGTGATATTTCTGAGGTCATGTCGACGTTGAAAGTGTTGAGGGATTCCGGCCTTACCGAACAGCAGGCGACGTTTGTGCGGCACATAGGCGCCGGCGAATCGCCAGTGCGTGCGGCAGAAATGGCCGGCTACAGCGAAGGCCAGATAGCGCATGCGCTATTGCGCAATCCGAATGTGCTGCGCGCGGTCCATATCGAAACCGCTAGATTACTGGTTGCCGATGGTCCGACGAATTTTAAGGTGCTTCGGAAAATCCGCGATGATGAGACCGCGCCAAAGGGTGTGCGAGCGGATGTTGCGATCAAGCTAGGGCGCCTGGCCGGCCATGTTGAACCGACAAAGGCGGCAGAGACGCACGAAAAGCCTCTGTCCGAAATGACGGCCGAGGAGCTGCGCCAATACGTCGAGCGCAGCCAACGCGAGATTGACCGTATGGAAGGTGAGCTCGCAGCGCGCGCGACTCCTGTTAGCGCACCACTTGACGCGCCAGAACAGGGCAGCACCGCACCTAAGCCCTTGAACTACCTAGATTAGTGCAGCCTGATAGAGGCTTCATTACCTCCAGCCCCCTGCGATCCGAGGCGCCACCTGGCCCCGCCGCCCGGCCCCTACCCCTGGCGGGGGGCCGGCGCGTCGGTCGCCGAAGGCCGCAAGGCTTCTCCGCTAATTTGCAATCCGCCAAAACCTTTCGTCGGGTTTATCGGGTTTGACGAAACCGACAGCCCCATCGCAAAATCTGAGACATGGCCGCCATCGAACCTTTCATCAACACGATCCGCCTGAAGCTCAGAACCACAGAGCCCACCCTTCCCGACGTCTCAATCCCCGTCGACGCCGAGGAGGCCAAAGAACTGGTGATCCTCCTGAACAACCACTTCGCGCGCCTCAACCGCGAGATTGCCAAGTTGATCGCCTGAAATCGACAAACCCGACAGCGTGTGATAGCTTTTCCGGCACGGCAGATCGCTGAGCCGCTTCGCCGCCGGCCCCCACGCTTGTTCGATTGTCCCAGAGCGCGATGGCCGCCCCCACCGAATACGATCGTCAAACATCCTTCAGCCAGTACAGCGCCCAGAACCCCGGCGAGCCGCATTCTGGCGCCTCGTTGGATCAGGAGTTCAACGCCGTCAAGGTCAGCCTTGACGAGACGCAGGCCAACCTCGGGCTGATCCAGGACGACGATGGCCGCCTCGCGCGCGGCAGCGTCGGCCGCGGGCAGCTCGACAGCAGCATCACGATCGGCTTCGAAGCGCCGTCCCCGTGGGAGACCGGTGCGACCTACGACGCCGAAATCTCGACTGTCTTCAAGGACGCCAAGTTCTACCTGTGCCTGACCGACCACACGTCCGGCGTCTTCGCGACTGACCTCGCCGCCGAGAAGTGGGAACTGATCGCCGACCTCAGTGTCGCGGCCGCGCTCGAGGATGGTGCAGTTTCGACCGTCAAGCTGGCGGACGGCGCCGTCACCGCCGACAAGCTGGCGAGCAACTCCGTCGCGACGGCGAAGATCGTTTCGAGCGCCGTTACCACCCCGAAGATCGCCGACGCCAACGTCACGACCGCCAAGATCGCGGACAGCAACGTCACCACGGCGAAGATCAACGACGACGCCGTCACCACGGCAAAGATCAACACCGCCGCCGTCACCGCGTTGAAGCTGGCCGGCTCTGGTCTCGCGTATGTCGGCATGGTCAACGGCACGATCGTCGAGTCGCACGCTTCCAGCGCTTGCACGGTCGCGATCAAGACGCTCGCCGGCGAAGATCCGAGCGCAACCGATCCCGTGCAGCTCATCTTCCGCAACGTGACGGCCGGCACCGGCAACTACGTTGTGCGCAGCGTCACCGCGGCGCTCAGTATCGTCATTCCGTCGACTGCAACGATGGGGTTCGCCAGTGGCGGCGAGGCATCCCGCATTTGGCTGACCGCGTTCGACGACGGCGGCACCGTGCGGCTGGGCGTCATCAATTGCCGCTCCGGCGTTTCGATCTACCCGCTTGGTGGTTTTGGCGTTGCGTCGTCGACCGCCGTCGGCACCGGCTCGGACAGCGCGCATGTGTTCTACACCGATTCCGCCGTCACCTCGAAGGCGTACGTCACGCTTGGCTACCTGACTTGGGAGACCGGTCTGGTCACCGCCGGCACGTGGGCGGCTTCGCCGACGCGAATTCAACTTGCTGGTTATGGCGTGCCGCTTCCCGGCGAGCGTGTTCAGCGCATGAAGACGCAGAGCACGACGTGGGACACCGGCACCACGCAATTGCCGTTCGACGACACGATCCCGCAAAACACCGAAGGCAAAGAATACCTAACCCGCGCGATCACGCCGACGTCGCTGGCCAACGTGCTCGACATCGATGCGCTGATGGTGCTGTCGTTCGACGCAGCGGCATACATCACGGCGGCGTTGTTCTACGACACGTCCGTGAACGCCGTCGCCGCCGAGGCGTTCTACTGCGGCTCCGCGAACGAGATCGGCGCGCTTCGTATTTCACATTCGATGTTGCCGGCCGTGGCTGCGTTGGGCGATACGACGACGTTTAAGCTGCGGGCCGGCGCGTCTACCGCGGGGCAGATTGGATTCAACGGCACCTCTGCGGCGTCGCGGTTCAGCACTGCGAACAAGAGCTTTGTGCAGGTCGAGGAGATCATGGCGTGAGCTACCCCGACGTATACGAGCGATTGTACGATTTCCAGTCGTATCAGAACGCTAATCCGACACGGCCGCTGCCAGGCGATCGCGTCAACCTCGACCTCAACGCCGTTGCCGCGTCGATCGACGAGATCGTTACGTTCCTCCAGAATTTCTCGCGCGCCGATGGCCGACTGGCGAATGGCTCGGTCGGCGTTGACCAGCTTGACGCGTCGCTGACCGTCGGTTTCTCGCTTCCGACGACATGGGAGACGGGCGTCGATTATACGACCGATTCCACGGTCTTTCACGTCGAAGCGTTCTACCTCTGCAATGAGGCGCACACCTCCGGAGCGTCGTTCGACGCGACGAAGTGGGATTTGATCGCGGATTTCGGCGCCATCTCCGACGAGATTTCCGCCAATGCCGCTGCGGCCGCGGTTTCGGAAACCAACGCGGCGGCTTCCGCGTCCACGGCTTCGACGGCTGCATCGACAGCGACCACGGCCGCTTCAACCGCATCGAGCGCGGCGACGAGCGCGTCGGCAAGCGCGACAGCGGCGTCCAACTACGCGTCCAGCTACGCCGCAACGTCGACGTCATCGCTTGCGATCGCAACCGGTGCGAAATCATTCACGACTCAAAGCGGCAAGCTGTTCGTGGCCGGTCAGTTCTTGCAGATCGCGTCGAACGCGAACGCCGCGAACTACATGCACGGCACGGTGACGTCCTACTCCGGCACGTCGCTGGTTATGAACATCACGGACATCGGTGGCTCCGGCACGCTGGCCGACTGGAACATCTCCGTCTCCGGCTCGCAAGGCCCCGCAGGCACCGGCGACTTCTCGTCCAACACGTCGTCGTCGGTTGATAGCGAACTGGTGCTGATGAGCGGCACCGGCGGCAAGACCGGCAAGCGCGCGTCGATGACGGGACTGGTCAAGGCAACGTCCGGTGTGGCGTCCGCCGCGACTGCCGGCACCGATTACGTGAAGCCGGACACCACGTCGGCTTTCACCGCGGGTTTCACAGCGACGTCCTTCAGCAACGGCACCAAGTCGTCCGGCACCTTCACGCCCGACGCCGTCAACGGCAACATTCAGCATTACACGAATGGCGGTGCGCACACGCTGGCGCCGCCGGCGGCCACCTGCTCGTTGATTCTTGAGTGTACGAATGCCAGTGCGGGCGCGATAACGACGTCCGGGTTCGATGTCGTGACCGGCGACATCTACAGCTCGACCGGAACCAAGAAGCATATTTTCTACATCACCCGCACAAATACCTACAAGCACCTCCACGTCGTCTACGTCACGGGGACGTAACGGTGCTTATGCTGCAGGGCGGCCCGTCATGGCCGAACACTAGTTATTCGAACTCGCTGGGGTCCGGCGACCGAACTGCGCTTATCACGGTGACGGCCGCCGTCGGCGTGCTCGGTTCCGGGACGCTTAACAATCTGGTTGATGGCGTTCTCGGCAACAATTCATCCGACGCGATCGGATTCGCGACATCGTTCGCTGTCGACAGTACGAAGTGGATACTGTTCAACTTCGGTCGGCGTGTCCGTATCGATGAGGCGAAGTTCTACCAACAGGATACGACGAGCCACGGCACATGGAAGTGGCAGGGGTCGCACGACGGGTCCGAATTTTACGACATAGGTTCGTCGTTCACGCTCGGTGGCGCCACAACCCAGACGATGACTAACTTAAGCGGCAACACGGGAGCTTATCAGTACCTTCGCCTTCTTGGCGTTTCGGGCACCGCGTCGAATGTCCCATGGCTTCAGGAATTCGATTTCAAAGTGTCTATCTGAGGAGGTGCGCGGGCAGCGTGTTTTTTCGAGGCTTTAAGTCCTCGCGGATGAAGTATTCCCCGCATCTCTTGCAGGTGTACAAGCTGGTAGTTTTCCCGTGGTGCTGCACGAATTCGCCGTCTTGGGCCCAGTGCAGGTCGTGGAGTGGTGTGAGACCCCGGGAAAAATCACAGCGTATCCGGGCGTTACCGACCCCGAACGTCAGGCGCATCGAATCGAAAAACCGTCGAAATGAGCGATCTGGTTTGGCTTCCCCGTCCATGCTTCGGATCATAACCGAGGTCTGGCGCTAAGGAAGCGCTTTTCTAGACATTTTGTCGGCTATTGTGGTACTCTACGCCCGACAATCGGGCCGACCTGCCGCTTCGCCGACGGCTTTTGCGCACGAACTACAACGCATGGCCTCTCTCGATGAAGTGTCAGTCGCCATCGGCGAACTGAAAGCACAGAACGCCGAACTTTTGCGCCGAACCGCGTCACACGAGAGGGAGACAGCGGGGATCAAATCGCAACTGACGACGCTTTCGAGCGATATGACGACCGTCAAGCAAGACCTGTCGGAGATCAAGCCGGTCGTCACCAAGGTCAAGAACTGGGAACAGCGAGCCATAGGTGTGAGTGTTTTAGGAGGTCTATGCGGAGGTGGAGCGCTCGCCACAATCAAGGGGTGGATCTGGTAATGGCGCAGCAGAGTATTTCGTTTGAGGATGCGAACGCAGCGGCAGAAATTTTACAGCAGGCAGGGGGCAATGTTTCAGAGGCGGCACGGCGGGCGGGGATGCCTCGTCCCACGTTTCAAAATCGACTAGCGGCGGCCGGGCGGTACGGTCTTCTCGGCACCAAGCCAGTCCTTCCGGGTTTCGAGATCAGCAAGACGACGGCCGTCACCGACAAGGACGGTAACGTCGTTCGCGAGTTCGTCCAGCAGCGCCCGGCGCGTGAGGCCGACTTCGAAGTGCCCGACGGGCATGTCGTCAAGGCCGTCTCGGCGTACACGGACGCTCATGGCAATCTGATAGGCAAGTGGACGAAGACGCGAGAAGGCGTTCTTGATCCGCTTCAGGTTGCCGAGAAGCTGAAGGCCGCGTTCGAAGGCTACAAGCCCGCGGCAAAACCGGTAAAGCCGCCGAAAGCCACAGACGATCAACTGCTTACGCTGTTGCCGGCGAATGACTGGCACATCGGCATGTTCGCTTGGTCGAAGGAAGTCGGCGAGAACTGGGACTTGAAGATCGCCGAGGATGTCATCGGCCGGTCGGTCGAAGACACCATTGCGCGCTCCCCCGCCTCGATCGAGGCCATCGTGTTGGGCGGCGGCGATCTGCTGCATGCCGACAACAAGGACAATCAGACAGCGCGGTCGAACAACGTGCTCGACGTCGACGGCCGTTATCCGAAGGTCGTCGAAGCCGCGACGCGATTGATGGTGCGCACCGTCGACGCTGCGCTACGCCGTCACCAGCGCGTTATCGTGCGCGTGCTGCCGGGCAATCACGACGAACATAGCGCAATCGCGGTCGCGTACTTCCTGCTGGCTTGGTATCGCAACGAGCCGCGCGTCGAAGTCGACGTCGACCCGTCGCTGTTCTTCTGGCATCGCTTCGGCGCGGTGCTGATCGGCGCGACGCACGGTCACACCGTCAAGATTAAGGACATGCCCTCGATCATGGCGCATCGACGCGCCGAAGATTGGGGCGCGACCAAATATCGTTACGTTCACGGCTTCCATCTGCATCACTCGGCGAAGATCGCGACCGAAGGCAACGGCGTGATCGCGGAGGTCCACCAGGCGCCGATCCCGCAAGACGCATGGCATTACGGGTCGGGCTTCCTCTCCGGCCGATCCTTGCAGGCGATCACGTACCATCGCGAGTTCGGTGAGATCGGTCGTGTGCGAACCGCCATCCTTGATTCCGGCATGGCTGCATGACCTCGACCGAGCAACGGCATCTTGAACTTCGCAAGGCGACGCTGAAAGCAGCGGAGCGCCTCGAAGCTGCGCGCGAAGCCAAGGACAGTTTGCTCAAGTACATCCTGTTCACGATGCCTGAGCCGAACGATCCGGATGACGCACGGGTGTCGCGCTACACCATCACGCCGCAAGCGCAGTTGCTTTGCCAGATCCTCGAGAAGATTGCCCGTGGCGAACCCCTCACCGAGCGCGGCGACAAGAACGCGGCTGTCTCGATTGGCCCGCAGACCGGCAAATCAGAGGTGTTGTCGCGCCGCGGCCCGTCGTGGATGTTCGGGCGGCGGCCAACTCTCAACGCCATTCTCGGCAGCTACAATCAGGATTTCGCGAACGAGTTCGGCGATGACGTGCGCAACATCCTCATCTCGGATTCGCATCATCAGGTCTTCCCGGAATTTGAGCTGCGCAAAGGCGGCCAGGCGAAAGACCTTCTGATTTCCACCAAGGGCGGCAAGCTGGCGTTCGTCGGCGTCGGCGGTTCCGGCACCGGTAAGCCCGCGGACGTCTTCATCGTCGACGATCCGATTCGTAACGACGACGACGCGCAAAGCGAACTCTATCGCGACCGGACGTGGAACTGGTTCACGAAGGTGGCGAGTACCCGCATTCACAACGACAGCGCGATGGTCGTCGTGCATACGCGATGGCACGAAGACGACCTGATCGGCCGGCTCTGCGATCCGGACCACCCGGAGCGTCACAAGAAATACTCCGGCATCGCCGAGGATTGGTTGCACATTAACATCCCAGCCGTGGTTGAAGACCCGGCGCTCGCGAAGGCATTGGGGTTGACCCTGCGCGTGCAGCAGGAGCCGCTAGTGCGCGCTCAGTTCGGCACGAAGCCGATCGCGGCGCTTTGGCCGCAGCGATTTTCGCTCGAATTCCTGGCCAAGCAGAAGCGGCTCGACAAGCGCGGCTTCACTGCGCTGCGCATGGGCCGGCCCGCGCCGGAAGATGGCGAATTTTTTACGGCGGCGGACTTGGTCGAGTATCACAGCCCGGCCGACATCCCGACGAACATCCGCAAGTACGGCGCCAGCGATCACGCGGTGTCCGAAAAGCAGAAGGCGGACTTCACGGTCCTTGGTTGCGTCGGCATCGACGAGAACGATGACATCTGGGTGTTGCCCGACCTTGTGTGGGAACGCATGGAGACCGACCGTACGGTCGACGAGCTGCTTCTGAAGTTCAAGGCGCACAAGCCAGACCTGTGGTGGATGGAGAGCGAGCTCATCTCGAAGTCGTTCGGGCCGTTCCTGCACAAGCGGATGCTCGAAGAGAAAATTTACACCGCGATCGACCCGGTGACGGTCTCGAAGGACAAGAAGACGCGTGCTCGCGCCGTCCAAGGCCGCATGCGCATGCAGAAGATTCACTTCCCGGCGTTCGCGCCGTGGTGGGCCGACGCGCGCAATCAGCTTTTGAAATTCCCCTACGGAACGAATGACGACTTCGTCGACTGGTTGTCGCACATCGGCATGGGTCTCACGAAGGAGATTGCGGCGGATGCGCCGCATCGTAGCGACAACGTAGTCCGAGTCGGTTCGGTGAAATGGATGCTTGCGCAGACCGCGAAGCAGGAACGCGAACGCAAGTCCGCAAACATGATGTCGAGGTGGTGAAATGGCTGTAACTGAAGAAGGCGACGTGACCGAAGGCGGTGCCGGCACTGGCACGCCGCAGGCGGCAACGCAGGTCACACCGGTCGACGTACCTCCCGAGCGTACAGCGCTCGTCCAGGACATCATCAAGGACATCAAGGCGTCCAAAGATCATTGGGCACCGGCGTTCAAGCGCATGCGCACCTGCATGAAGCTGGCGGCGCACGGCACGACCACGACGGCGGATGCCGAGGCCGAGAGTGGCAGCTACGTCGTCCCGATCATCAACCGCCTCATCAACCAGGCGGTCGCAACGCTGTACGCAAAAAATCCGACGTCGATCGCGAAGCGCAAGAAGAAATTGCTGTTCCAGATTTGGGATGGCGACCCTGCGTCCATCCAAGCCGCGCTTGCCGCGCCGCCGATCATAGCGCCGGTCGCTGATCCTCTCACGGGACAGCCGACCATCGACCCGGCGACACAGCAGCCCGTGGTTGTCGCGCAGCCGGACCCGAACGCCGCGGCGTTGCTGGCCGAAGTGCAGGCCGCGAAACAGGAGATGCTTCTCTACGACCGCATGGCAAAGACCATGCAGTTGTTGTTCGCGTACTATTTCGACGAGCAGGACAGCGGTTACAAGGAGCAGCTCAAGGCGCTCGTGCGTCGCGGAAAGGTCTGCGGCGTCGGCTACGTCAAGCTGGGTTTTCAGCGCGTGCTCGAGAAGCGTCCGGACATCGAATCGAAGATCGCCGATGCGACCGATCAGGTGGCCAAGATCGAAGCGATGCTTGCGTGCATGGCCAAGGGTGATGCTGCCTACGAGGAGAACAGCGCAAAGACGGAAGAACTGAAAATCTTGATCGAGAACCTTCAGTCCAAGGTCGAGATCATCGTGCGCGAAGGGCCGGTGCTGAGCTTCCCACGCTCTACCGAGATCATTCCGGATCGCGATTGCCGCCATCTGAAGACATTCGCCGGTTGCCGTCGCGTGTCGCAGGAATTCGAGATGACCCCGGAGAAGATCCTGGAGGTCTACAAGGTCGATGTCACCGGGAACTTCACGGCGTACAACAAAGAAGGCAAGACGACCACGTCGGTCGACAAAAAGTCGCGCGCTCGTGTCTGGGAGGTGCAGGACAAGGTCAACGGCGAGGTTTACACCGTCTGCGACGGCTATCCTGACTTTTTGAAAGCGCCGGCTGAGCCCGACGTGAAGATCGAACGCTTCTGGACGTTGTTTCCGCTCGTGCTCAACGAGATCGAGGATGAAGATGAGATATTCCCGCCGTCCGACGTGTGGAACGCGCGGCACATGCAGAAGGAATGGAATTCGGCCGGCCAAGGTCGGCGCGAGCACCGCATCGCTGCGCGACCGCGGCCGGTTGCGATCAAGGGAAAGCTGAGCAAAGAGGACGTTACGCAGTTTAGGACCAAAGAACCCTTCGAAGTCATTGAACTGAATTCCGTTCAAGTTGGCGAACGGGCCGAGGATCAGATCGGCTGGCTGAAGACGCCCGGCGTCGATCCCAATCTCTACGAGACCAGCACGACTATGACGGACCTCCAGATGTCCGTCGGGGGTCAGCAAGCGAACCTCGGCGGCACGTCTGGTGACACCGCGACGGAGACGTCGATCGCCGAACAGAGCCGCATGACGGCCGCCGGCAGCGACGTCGACGACCTCGACACCATGCTGACTGCGCTCGCGCGCGCTATGGGCCAACTGATGCTGCTCGAGCTGACCAAGGACACGGTTATCGAGATCGTTGGTCCCGGTGCAGTGTGGCCCGATACGCCGCCGTCTCGCGAGCAGGTGGTGAAGGATCTTGTTCTCGGCATCGAGGCCGGATCAAGCGGCCGCCCGAACCGTGCGGCCGAGTTGGCGAACTGGGAGCGCGCGATGCCGTACATCCAGGTGATCCCTGGTATGAACCCGCGCCCGTGGGCGCAGAAGGCGTTGACCCTCTTCGACATGGACATCGAGGAAGGCTACGTCGAAGGCATGCCGTCGATGGCGTCGCTCAACAAGATGTCCGGCACGAACATGCAGGCCGGCGCCGGGCCGAACGATCCCAATCAGCAAGGCGATCAGGGCGGCGATAACGCCGAGAGCACGCAGAACAACGAGCCGCAGTCACAGCCGGAGTACACGACGCCGCAACCCGGCACGCCTTCTGTTTGACATTTTGTCGGCTTTGTCGGATTATTCCAACCGACAAAGAGAGGGACGCAATGCCGGGATCGTCTCCGGAAGACAAGGTCGAGAGCGGTGAGGCCGCGGTCGCTGAGACCAAGGTCGACGTCGTACAGACCGAACCAAATGCCGACGCTAAGCAACCCGTAGAGTCGTCGACTGCGGAACCCCAGGACGCTAAGGGCGACCTGCTGTCTCGAGTAAAGGCAGCGCTGGATCCCACGAAGGAGAAATCGTCCGCCTCCGAAACCGAGGGTTCGAAAGCCGACAATGCCGACAAACCCGCCGAAGGCGGCGAACAGGCAAAGGCGGCAGACGATCTGACTCCGGAGGAGCTCGCTCGGCTCAAACCGAAGACTCGGGCGCGTATCGAGAACCTGACGGCCGACAAGGTCAATCTCAAGCGTCAGCTTGATGAACTTGAACCGAAGGCTCGCCGGGTGGACGAACTGGAGCCTAAAGCGGCTTCGTACGACCAACTCGTGCGCTACGTCGAAGAAGCTGGTCTCTCGAAAGACGAGGTGAACCAGGGCTTCGACGTGATGCGGGATCTCAAGACCAACCCGCTGAAAGCTTACGAGACTCTGCGACCGATCATGGATCAGCTCGAAGGGCTGGTCGGTGTTCGGCTCCCTGAAGACCTCCAACAGGCGGTCAACCAGGGGCAGATCACGGAAGCACATGCTCGCGATCTCGCGCGCAGTAAGTCCGCGGCCGCTCTTGCGACACAGCAGGTTCAGCAGCGCGACACTCGCGAACAGACGCTCAAGCAGCAGCAGGATTTTGAGACCCAGCAGACCCAAGTTTCGGACGCGGTCGCGAAGTGGGAATCCTCCAAAGCCGGATCGGACCCTGATTGGAAACAGAAGCAAGCGCGCGTGATGCAGCTTGTGGAGCTTGAGACGCTGAAGCGGGAACGTCAGGACCGGAATTTCCGGTGGACGCCCGAAGACGCGGTCAAGTTCGCCGATAAGGCGCTGTCCGACGTGAACGACGAGTTCAAGCGACTCGCTCCGAAGCCGAAGGCGGTCACACCCATCACAGACGTTGCTTCAAGCCGATCGATGTCGAAGCCAGCCAATGCCGTAGAGGCGGCGAAGCGAGCTTTAGCGTCGGTGGCATAAGCACCGCAGGTGTAAGAAATGGGTTCGTTTACCGTTCAGCAGGTGGAGACGATTGCCAACTCCACCCTCGACTTCTACCTCGAGCGCCGGAAAGTCCAGGCGCAGACTCTCCAGGACAAGCCCCTTCTCAAGGCCCTCCGCGCCAACGAGAAGACTTTCCCGGGTGGCAAAGAGTTTCTCACCGGCGCCGCCAAGTTCGAATACTCGACGACCATTCAGGGCTTCGAGAACGACGACGAGGTCGGCTACAGCAACCCAGCCAACACGAAGCGTTACAGCTACCCGTGGAAGCTGATTCACGCCGGCATCCAGTTCTCGATGCACGAATGCGCCAAGGACGGCATCTCGATCACCGATACGACCACCGGCAAGGGTGAATCGGATCACAGCGATCGTGAGCTCACCGCGCTCGTCAACATTCTCGAAGAGAAGTTCGACGATATGATGGAGGGCATCGACCGTGGCTTCAACGCGATGTATTGGGCGGACGGCACGTCCGATCCCAAGCTCGTACCGGGCCTGACGTCGATCATCCTCAACGACCCGACGTCCGCCACCATCGTTGGCGGCATCGATCAGTCGGCCAATTCCGGCTGGCGCAACCGCGCGTCGCTCGCTCTGAGCACGTCGGACGCGTCCGCGCAGGTGGTCGTCGCGAAGCTTCAGAAGGAATGGCGCCAGCTTCGTCGCTACGGCGGCAATCCGAAGACCTGGCTCGCCGGCTCCGACTTCATCGAGTGGATGGAGAAGGAACTGCGCTCCAAGGGCAACTACACCCTCGAAGGCTGGACCTCGCAGAAGAACACCGATGCCGGCATGGCCGACATTTCGTTCAAGGGCAACAAGATCCAGTACGACCCGACGCTCGATGACCTGTCGAAGGCGAAGTATCTCTACGTCATCGACGAGCGGTTCATCACCCCGTGGGTGGTCGACGGCGAGAACATGAAGAAGCACTTCCCGGCGCGTCCGGAGAACAAGTACGTCTTCTATCGCGCCATGACCTACATGGGCGGCCTCGTCTGCAAACAGCGTAACGCCCACGGCGTTTACAGCATCGCGTAACGGAGAGCAGCACAATGTTCAAAAAGACCGAAACCACGCTCTCCGCGGACGTCGCCACCAGCGGCACGTTCACCGTGAGCTACCCGACCGGCACCAACGCCGGTTCGTTTTCCGGTGCCGTCGGCCACAAGATGTGGTCGGCCGGCCACCAGAAGATGTATTCGAACCCGACGGGCTTCACGCTGTCGTTTGCGTCGGCGTCGTACATCACCGTGACCTATCTCGGCACGACCACGCTGCCCGCCGGTTCGCGGGTCAACCTCCAGCTCGACATGCTCGGCACGGACAACAACGATCCGTACCGGGTGCGGGTGCTCAACGAAAAGATCGTTCGCAGTGAGTACGCTCTGCTCGATCTGGGCAGCCCGATCGCAACCGACTCCGACGGCATCGCTGCTTCGCAGACTGTCACCGGCGCCGGCACGGCGTTCGTCATCAACGGCGCGCTCGCGTCGAATGGCGCCGTGGTTTTCGATACGCCCCGCAACGTCGTGGCGGCATGGTCGAACGCCGCGGTTCTGACGATCACCGGCAAGGACGTCGACGGCAACACCGTCGTTGAATCCTCCGCGTCGGGCACGTCGCACACCGGCACCAAGGCGTTCAAGTCGGTGTCGTCGGTTACGACCAGCGCGACCATCACCGGCGCGACTGTCGGCACCGGCAGCAAACTGGGTCTTCCGGTCTTCATTCCGGATGCCTCGTACATCGTCGCCGAACTGAAGAACGGCGTGGCTCTGCCGCGTCGGCCGGGCGTCGTCTACCTCTGCGGCCAGATCACCGAGGCCCTGCTCGACGCGGGCACCTCGATGTACGTGGTCTCCCCCGTTGCCGGCGCGATCCGCAAGATCACGACCGTCTCGCAGGGCACGATCACGACCGGCGGCACGGTCACGGCGAAGATTGCCACTGTGGCGGTTGACGGCGGTGTCGTCACGATCGCCAACAGCGCAGTCGCCGGTGAGATCGACACGGCGACGGCCACCCTCGGCCACGCTTCGACCGCCATCGCCAAGGACGCGGCGATCGAGCTCGCGCTCGACTCGGCGTTCAACGCCTCGGCGGACCTGTGGTTCTGCATCGAGATCGACACCACGGCGGCCGGTCAGTTGAGCGGCACCTTCGTCGCAGGTGTCACGTCGACGGCGACGGCGACCACGGGTGATGTCCGCGGCACCTACACGCCGCTCACCACGCTCGACGGCACCGCCGGCTACAAGCTGGTGGTCAACCTGCCGGATCCTGGAAACCAGGGTGTCGCGCAGTACGCCGGTTGATAATTGAAACCAGAGACGCGGGCTTCGGCCCGCGTCTCACAACTTTCGGAGTAAGGGGATGAGTTTCAAGCTGTACGACTGCAAGGTGCGGCTCCAGGGCAGTGTGCTCAACGAGGTGCCGAAGTCCGGCGTGACTGCGCCGGAGATCGAACTCCTGCGTGCGCTGCACGGCGCGGACGCCGTGGTCAGCATCGTCGACACGGGCGGCATCGCCGAAGTCGCGGTTTCGGCCACCAAGAAGCGCCCCCGCACCGACAAAGAGGAACGCGATCGCTTGGTCGCCATGTTCGCCAATCCTGCGACCACTGTTGCCGAGAGCGCCGACAAGAAGATGCGGATGATCCGCGACTTGTTCGGCCACGACCGCAACCCTCTGCCGAAAGAGCTCGATCTCGCACCGGTGGTCGAGGAAGAAGACGATGATCCGGCGGAAGTGCCGGTCGCGGGCAAAGCCACAAAGATTCAAGAGCCCTCCTTCGCGGAGTAAGCCTTCATGGCGCTTCGTCGCCAATTCGGCCAGTTGATTTACGATTTGCGCGCCGAGCTGGGTCGATCCGTCGACCCGGCTGCCGGCGTTGCGGACCTGCCGTCGCTGAAGCGCACTCTTCAGCGCAACTACGAGACGATCTACGAGGAGTATGATTGGCCGCATCTATCGGTCATCACTCCGAAGAAGGCAGTCAACGCCGGCCAGCGGCACTACGATTTCCCCGCGGAGCTCGACGCCGATTCCACGGACGAGGTCGTCTACTGGTGGAACGGCAAGCCGAAGCCGCTGACGCGCGGTATCGGCTTCGAGCAATACGCCATCTACGACCCGGAAGCCGACGCGCGCATGGACCCGCCGGAGCGGTGGGACGTGCGGTTCGTCGACACCCGAGAGATGGTCGAGATTTGGCCGTTGCCTGACGCGGAAGGCGAGATGCAATTCCGCGGCTTCAAGAAATTCGCCCAGATGGTCGACGACGCCGATCGGTGCTTGGTCGACGACCACCTTGTGATTCTCTATTCGGCCGTTGAGCTTTTGCCGAAAGATAGGAACGTGCAGGCCAAGCTCATGGCCGCGCAGCAACGCTTTCTGCGCAAGAAGGCGCGGTCCAAGACCGGGACGGAGAGCTTCCGCATCGGCGGCCAAGGCCCCCGCGGCGGCACTCCCCAAAAAGCCATCATCCGGGTCGGGTGACGCGTGGCGTACATCGTCGTCGAAAATTTCAACGCAGGCATGGATCGGCGGCGCAAGCGTGTCGCTGGCCTTCCCGGCTCGCTCTGGAACGGCAAGAACGTCCACATCACGCGCGGTGGCGACATCGAGCGCCGCAAGAAATTCGTCTCCACCTACAGTGTGCCCGGCACGCTGGGCGCGGCCGCCATACGTGGCCAGCTCTACGTGTTCGGCAGCGCGAACCTAGCGTCGTCGATGCCGAACGGCGTGCAGTACCAGCGGCTCCAGGCGCCCGGCACGCCCGCGATGGTCAAGCTCTTGGACGTGCGTGCCTTTAGCGGATCGTTTTACGCGATCGCGGAGTACGACGACGGCCACGTCTATCATTTCTACAACGGCACCCGGGTCAGCGATTGGGACGTCATCGCCGCCAGCATGGCGAGCTTCACGACCGTCGCCGAAGCCCTCGCCGAGAAGATCGAATCGAACGACGCGGTGAGCGTGTTGCCGTTCGGTAGCGCGCTCACCATCACTGCGAAAGAAGCGGGGACGGCGTTCACGATTTCGAAGTCGACGACCGACGGCGGGGCCAATAACGACCAGGACATCACCCTGACTACGGTGCAAGCCAACGTGGCGGCAGTCGCCGAGGTGCGCGCGACCGCGACCGTGGAAGTGACCGGCGGTAGTGCTGATGCAGGCGTGAACACCATTTCGTCGGTTCTCATCAACAACGCGACGGAACTGCTTGGGGCGCCAGTTGACTGGACGGGCTCCGACGGAACGACGGCCATTCAACTGGCGACGGAAATCAACAACGGCAACGCCACGCACGGCTATTCGGCCGAGGCGATCGACAAGATCGTGACCATCTCAGCCGGCATTGGGACCGGCGCCACCCCCAACGGCTACGAAGTCGTTGCGACGACGACCGGCAACGTCACCGTGGACGCCGAGGCCGCGATGGCTGGTGGCGTCACCGAGGTCGAGCCCGTCGCGCAGATCACGCGCGCTGCACTCAGCGGCACGTTCCAAGCGGCCGACACCTTCACAATCACGATCGACGGCACCGCGTACAAAGTTACGGGCCTTGCATCCGGCACTGGCCGATCTCTTTACGTGGACAAGAAACGCGTCTTCAGCCCCGTGGGGAGCCTGTGGCGCTACTGCATGTTGAGCCGCGCAGACATCTGGGATCCGGCGAACGCCACGTCGGACAACGATTCTGGCTTCGTCAACGTGGCCTCGGAAACCGAAGGCAACGAAAAGCTCGTGGTGGCCGCGCGCTACCAAGGCCAGGCCGCGATTTTCAGCGGCGCTGAAGTTGTGCTGTTCAATCTTGACGTCGACCCTGCGAATTTCGCGTTTGCCGAGGCGCTCGAGAAGACCGGCACCGAGGCCAGCAAGTCTGCGATCGGGTACGGCAACACCGATGTTTTCTACCTCGACATCACCGGCATTCGCAGCCTGAAGGCGCGTGACCAGACCAATGCGCCGTTCGTGTCCGACGTCGGCAACGCAATCGACACCTTTGTCCAGGAATACGTCGACACCTTGCCCGTGCAGCGTTATCGCGCCGCGCTCGGCGCGATCGAGCCGCGCGATGGCCGGCTTCTTATGGCGATCGGGGACCGCATCTTCGTGCTGAGTTACTTCCCCGGCGCGAAGATCAGCGCGTGGACGTACTACGAGCCGGAGGAATTCGACGGCGACGACATCCAAGCGATGATCCGCATCGGCAAGAAGCTGTACGTGCGAGCCGGAGACGCCATCTTCACCTACGGCGGCGCGGACGGCGAGACATATCCGGACGACGACGAAATCGAGGCACTGGCTGAATTGCCGTTCCTCGCCGGTAAGACGGCCGGCACTATCAAGGGGCTGCTGGGTTATGACCTGGCCGCAACGAACACTTGGGCGGTCGAAGTGGCGGTTGACCCCAACGACGACGATCGCACGATCAATATCGGGAGCCTCAACCGCATCACCTTTGCGGACCCGAACAGCATTCCGATGCCGGGCCAGACCTCGATGGTTGCGCCGATCCTGCGTTGCAACAAGGCCGGCCCCGCGACCATCTCGATGATGGCTTTGCACTATGAAGCGGAGAAGGCCGCTTGAGGCTCTCGCATTGCACGCACGACACCGTGCTGCACGTCGCGATGAATATGCGCGAGCGGGACAAGGAAGAGATTTACAACGTCAGGGCTGAGCCGAACCCGTTCCTGCTCATGAACGACGTGATGGCGCAGGCCAGTTTCTCGTGGGTGGCGTGGGCCGGCGAACGACCTTGCGCGGTGTTCGGCGGCGCCCCGATCCATCCAGGTGTCTGGTCAATGTTTATGTTTGGCACGGACGAGATGACGCGCCGCATCGTTGCGGAGATGTCGCGGTTCGCGCTCGACCATGTGGTTCCGACCCTGTTTGAAAAGCTCGGCGCGCATCGTCTCCAGTGCGATTCTCACTGGCGGCACGAAGAGGCGCACCGCTGGTTAAAGCGGCTGGGCGCGCGCCGGGAGAGCATCCGCGAGGGCTTCGGCAAGGATGGCTCCGATTATTTCCACTACGTTTTGTCGAAAGACATTGACGGACAAACCCGACAGGTGTAGCTTATTGTCTGCGCCGGGTTCTCCGGCATTTCCTGTAGTCCTCCTGTACCCAACTGCGGGCCGTCCTTCGGGGCGGCCCGCCTCTTGTCGGCTCGACAAACCCGACATTCCCTGCTACCCTCTTGCCTGTCGGATGCACATCGCCGGAGCTCGCCGCGCCGGGGCTATTAGTTAAGACGTATCAACGATGTGCACGCCTAGTCCTCCACAGGACAATTCCGCAGCAATCGCGCGTCAGCAGGAGCAGGAGCGGCAGGATCGCATCCAGCAGGGCAAGGCGAAGATCGACGAGCAGTTCGGCGTCTTCGATCCGGCCTATTACGACAAGTTCAAGCAGACCTACACCGATTACTACAACCCGCAGGTGGACCGCCAATACGGCGAGGCCCGGCGCGGTTTGCATTACAACCTGGCGCGTGCCGGGACCGAAGACGGCACCCCTGGTCAGAAGGCATTCGGCGATCTGATCTACGATTACAACAACCAGCGGCAGAGCATTGAAGCGAACGCGCTCGACGCGACCAACAAGCTCCGCACCGACGTCGAGGGCAACAAGACCGAACTTTACAACCAGAACATCTCCGCGGCGGACCCCTCGCTGTCGGCGATCTCCGCGGCAGGCCGCGCGGGCTCGCTTCAGTCTCCGCAGGCGTTCAATCCGCTCGGCGATCTCTTCAGCGGCGCAGTCAACGCCGGCACGGCGTACATGGCGGGGCAGAACAAGGGTCTGCCGGCGGCCTACCGCGGCGCCTTCGCGCCCAGCGCATCGTCGACGCGTAACGCTGCTTACGTGGTGGGTGGTTAATGTGTGATCCAGTCAGCATTGGTGCGATTGCGCTCAGCGCGGCCGGCGCCGGTGTGAACGCATACGAGACCAATAAAAATCAGAGCAGCATGATCGAGGCGCGTAACGCCGCGACGCAGGCCGAGCTCGGCCGTCAGAAGGGTTACCAGGCGAAGTCGAACGAAATCTTCGGCAAGAGTGTCGACGGTTTCGCGCCGGCGACGCAGTCCGCCAACCTTGCCAACAATCAGCAGACCGTGGCGAGCGCCTTCCAAGGCAATGCCCCGACCGCGCAGTCCGTCGGCTCGATCAGCTCCGGCACGGCGCCGTCGGTCGTCAAGACCGCAGAAGCCACCAAGGTCGGCGACATTCTCAATCTCGGAAAAGCGTCCAATACGGCGCGCGGCAATCTGTTCGGCTACAGCCAGAACCAATTCAACAACAAGCTCAACTTGAACGACACGAACCGCAACCTGGATCTCAACACCGATTTGTCGAAGACCTCGGCGGGTGTCGGCAAGCTCGAGCAGGACGCGAACTACAAGAACGCGTTCCGGCCGAACTCTGGCGTCGGCGACATCATGCAACTGGCGGGGTCGTTCGGCGCGTACAGCGGCGGACGGGGTGGAGGCTTCGGTGCTCCAGTCAAGGGAATGCCTTCGTCGTTGAACCCGGCATTTAAGGGGGCGCTCTACTGATGCCTGACACGATTCCGAACCCGTACTCGTCCCGCTTCGCTCCGGCGTTGAGCGGGCTTGCGCGCGCGTTCATGAGCGGACCCAGCGACGCCCAGAACATCTACACTGCGGAGCGCGCGCTTCAGGAGAAGCGCAAGCGCGAAGGCCACGAACGACTGTCTGCCGGCGTGCGCAACATTGGAACGCCGGGCTACGACATGCGCGGCACGCTGGCCGACGCATTCTCGGCTGGCATTGATCCGAGCCAGCTCGGCACGGCGCAGCGTGTTTACAACGCCAACACATACGGCGCGGCTGATCCGCGCACGGACAACGCCGTGGTCGGCGCAGGCGGCGGATTCGGCAGCACGGCCGATGCGTTCAAGCAGACGCAGGCCGGGCTTGATCGTCGCCACACCGAGACGGTTGGCGAACAGCGTCGGCAGTTTGATTCGCAGCCGCAGACTGTTGGCACGCCAAGCGGCCCGCAGATCGTGCGCCGCAGTGAATCCTACGGTCAGCCGGCCGTGGAAGATCTCGGCAAGGTCAAGGGCGATTACGCCCGTCGCGCGATCAATCAGCCGAACGGCATCAACAATCTCACGCCGACCGAGAAGACCTTCGTCGGCGCGAACGACGAGAAGGTGCGCACGCCGCACAACTACATCCCGCAGGCGGGCGGCGCGATGATGCAGACTTTCGATGGCATCACCGACGCTCGCACCGGCCAGCCGTTGCCTCCTGGTGCAATTGCCAGCGTGCAGGGCACGCCGGAGCAGTCGGGTCTCAGTAAGACCGTGCAGAGCCAGCTTCAGGGATCCAACGTCGCGCTCGATCGCATGAAAGGCGTCGCCGACTACGCGCGCAGCCTCATCGTGCCGCAGAACGTCGGCATTCCCGGCATGGTCAAAGGCGCCGCGCAAGATATCGTGCAAGTCGCCGACGGCCTCGCGAAGGGCCTCGGCATCAAGAGCGCCGAGGACATCGTCGCCAACATTCAGCAGCGCGTGCAATCTGGCGGCATCGACAGCAACACGGCGAACAACCTGTTCACGTTCGATCCGCGCTTGCCGCAAGTTAGCAGTGCGTACCACGCGCTCACGCTCACCGCGGCGGATGCGATCGCCGGCGGCGTCGGCAAGGCGTCCAATCACGACATCAAGATGGTCACGGGTATCCTCGGCAATCCAGAGAGCCTGTTCGCCAACGAAGGCCAACTGCACGCCAAGCTCGATGCGCTGAACGCGATCGCCGATCGCATGCACGGCGTCAACCAATCCGCATTGCGCGGCCCGGCCGTCCCCGCTGGGCCTGCGCAGGCTGCCCCCGGAGCCTCCCCACCCCCCTCCCCGGCTCCGGGGGCGCCACCTGCTGTCATTCAGTACGACGCAGCCGGCAATCGGGTGCAGTAATGCAGGTTCGCTCGGCGGACGGCGTCATGCACGAATTCCCCGACGGCACCGACATGGCCGTCGTCGATCGCGTAATGAAGAATTACGCGACCGGCACCGCCGCGCCTGCCGAGCCGCTTCAGCCCGTCGGCGCGAGCCCCGCGGCCGACCAGTCGTTGCGTGACGCTCCGGCCGAAGCTGATCCGTTTCGCGCGATGCGGCCGTTGCGCCGTGCCGTGGTTGCAGACGACTACACGCTGCGTGACGCGGGCCGCGATCTTCAGATCGGCGCGCAAGGCACCGGCAGCGGCTTGGCGAAAGCGGTCTCCGCGCCGTTCGATCTTATGGCCGGGGCGCAGAACCTCATCACGCGCGGCATCAACGCCGCGTTCGACACGAATATCCCGTATGCCACTCCGGCATCCGACATGCTGCAAGCCGGCGCCACCAAGGCGTTTCAAGCGGTTGGCGGCACGCCCATCCCGCGCGAGCAGATGAGCCCGCGTCAGCGGTTGGCGTACGATGTCTCCGATTACGGCACGCAGGGCGTTGTCACCGGTGGCGCGCTCGCGACCATGGCGCCGGCTCGCGCAGCGTCTCTGGCTGAAGGCGCGACGCCCCGCATGGCGGACGCGTTCGTGCGGCCGTACTTCAACAACGCGCCATCCGTGGTCGCCGGCGACGCGGCGTCCGGCGTTGGTTCCGGCGTAGCCATGAACGCCGTCGAAGAGAACAAGATCGGCGAAGGCCAGTGGTACAAACCGCTGGTGGATGCCGGTGCCGTACTCGCGGGCGGTGTCGGCGGCGCGGCGCTCAAGGAAGGCGTTCAGTCCGGCGGCCGCATGGTCAAGGACGCATTCGTCCGTGGCCGCACTGACAAGAATATCCCGGCTGACCCGACGACGCTCCAGCCCGTCACGCGCGGTCAGTCCGAGACCGCGTCGCGCATGATGCAGGAAGTGGCCAGCAACCCAGACGTTGCGGCTGCCAACATCCGTGAGAATGCCGCGACGATGCGCGCGGCCGATCTCCCGCAGCCCACCATTGGGCTTGTGTCCGACGACGTGGGCCTGCAAAGCGCCGAGACCGCAGCGCGCACCAAGAAGGGCGTGCCGTTCATTGAGAACGACAACAAGCTGCGAGCCGCCGCAACGGAGCGGGTGGAGAGCCTGCGGGATCCGAAGGCGGATCAGTCGCAGCCGGCCGCTATTGCGCGCACCGAAGCGACGATGCGGACGACCGAAGCGCGTCGTGGCGCCAGTCAAGGCATTCGAGACGCCGAGACGCTGGCGCAGACCGACGTCCAAGCGGCAGAACGCGCGGCCGCGGAACGAATTGCCGCTGCGCAGGCGCGCGCCGCCGAGGCGGAAGGTGGCGTTCGTACCGTCGAGCAGCAAAACCAGCAGTACGGAGCGCCGATCGCAGCGAGCGCGAACACCGATGCCAAGGCGCAAGCCAGCCGCCGGCTCGACACGACGGTTGTCGATCAGGGCTACATCCCAGCTCGCACCGAGAAGAACCGCCAGTTCGACACCGCCCCCGGCCGTACCGAACAGCTCCCGGCCGACGACGTCATCGCGGCGGCGCAGCGCGTTCGGCAGAACATCAACGATCTTGGTCCGGAGCGCGTCCAGCTCCCGGCAGAATTCGTGCAGCGGCTCGAGCGTCTGGCGCCGGACATTCAGCAACAGCCGAGCGCCGTGCTCGGGCCTGATGGTCGACCCCTGACGCGTGAAGTGAACGTAGGCGGCCCCGGTACTGCGCAAGGTCAGGACTTGGCCGATGTGCGCAAGTATCTCGGAACCGCGTACGAGCAGGCGCAACGAGCGGGCAACTTCGACCTAGCGGACAACATCGCGTCTCTGCGCCGTGCCATCAACACGACGATCGAGGCCGCGCCGGGGTACACCGAGGCTAACGCCAATTACCGGCAGTTCGCCGATACATTCCGCCCGTCGCCCAACGATGAGGCCGCCAAGTTCACGCGCCAAATCGATCGCGACCCGGCCCGCGGCAGCACGCCGCCCAGCGAGACGGCCGGGCGCTTCCTTGCGGGTCCGGAGAAGGCGCAGGCGCTCCAGCGCATGATGGGCGATTCACCGAATGGCCAGAACGCCGTGCGCGATTATCTGCGGTCGGACTTCGGCATGGTGGCGCTGAATCCCGATGGCACCTTGAACCCGAACCGCGCGGCATCTTGGGGTCGCAACAACGCCGATATCCTTGCACAATTCCCCGCGCTTCGTGGCGAGTTCGACAATATGGTCGCGACGGCGCGTCGCGGCGAGCAGCTTTCGGCAGAAGCACGGGCCAACCTGGATGCCGCCCGCGGCGAACTGACCGCGACGGAACGCAGCGGCCGCGACGCCGTGCGTGGCGCCGAGCGCACCGGCCAAGAGACTGTTCGGACTGCCGAGCGCACCGGCCAGCAGGCGGTAAAGGCGACGGAAGACGAGATCAATCGTTCCGTTATCGGCACTCTGCTCAAGGAAGACCCGCGCGACACCGCACGGCGCATCTTCGGATCCCAGAGTTATGGCGCCGAGAAAGAACTCGACGAGATCAAGAAGCTGATCGGCGCCGACAAGCAGGCGAACCGCGGCTGGAAGGCGGCGGTCTCCGAGGTGCTGGCCGATACGACCAGCGGCACCGCGAAGATCGACGCCGGCAAGGCGGGCACCAGTGCGACCTACCGCACGGAATTGGGCAAGCTCGACAAGCAGTTCAAGCAGAACGAGGCCCTTCTGGCCAAGGTCTACGACCCCGACGAGATGAACAAGCTCCAGCAGGCGCACGCCGTGCTCGAGCCGCTGAAGAACGCGTCCGTCCGCGCGACCTCCGGGTCCAACACGGCGGACAAGTCGGCGCAGATGTGGCGGCTCGCGGAAGCCGGCCTGAAGGCGAAATACGGCATCCTCAAAGGCGGCGGCTACCTCCGCACGCTGCGCGTCATGGCGCAAACCCTGCCGGACGATTCCGCGGCGGTGCAGCGCGTCATCGAGCGCGCATGGTTCGATCCGGACCTGGCGTCGTACCTGCTGACCAACAAAGTGCGTGACTTGAGCGCCGATGCTTCGAACAAGCACGTCCGGCGGCTGCTGGCGGGTTCCGCGGCAGCGCGGGACAGCGATTGAGCAGAGCGTCGGGTTTTGTGATATATTACGACTGACCCAAAGGCGACGGAAAAATGGCAGACCACGATCCAGAAATGCGGCAGGCGGTTGTCGAAGTTGACGCCGACGGCAACGAATACAACTCGACGAATCCGAAGGTTGTCCGTTTCGACCAGACAGCGAACGGCGTTCGGGTGGGTGCCAAGGATAGCGCCGGCAATGTTGTGTTTCCTGACGATTTCAACAAGACGCTGACGTACAACGGCGACGGCACGGTCAACACGATTTCCTTCACCGACGGCACGAACACGTGGACCCAGACATTTGCCTACACGAACGGCAAGGTCACGACTGACCCGCGTTGGGTGCGCACGTGAGCTTTCTCAGCGACGCAATCAAATATGGGCTTTTCCCCCCGAAGCCGTTGGTGGTCTTCGCGCCCGTTCTTGGCAGCACAGGGGCAGCCGCTGCGAACGTTACCGCTATTCAGGCGCTGCTCAACAACGGCGGCACGATCTGGCTGACCGGCTCCGGCATCGCGTACATCAATGCGACGCTGCTGATCTACAGCAACACCCGCCTGATCGTTGCTCCGATGTTACAGATCAAAATGACCACGGGCATCAATTTGCCGCTCCTGGTCAACAACGCCTACAATGGCAGGGCGTCCACGTCGTCTGTGACGTTATCGGCCCCGACCGGAAACTCGGTCCCGGTTGCATGGAATGGGCACGGCAAGAGCGTTGGCGACTACGTCTGGATCAGCGGCGCTAACCAGAGCTATTACAACGGCATCTTCAAGGTCGCGACGGTCCCGGACGCCAACAACTTCACCTACACGACGCTGCGATTGCCCGTCACGAACCCGACCGGAACTGTGGTCGCCCGCGCCGCTGACGTGAATATCACGGTTGAGGGCGGCCTCTGGAACTACGATTACCCGAACAACAATGGCGTCAACGCTGTCGAGCGGCACGGGATCATTCTCGGCGTGGCGCAGAACGTCATCGTTCGCGATCTCGTCATCCGCGATGTTGCAAAGTTCTGTGTCCACTTCGGCGCGATCCGCGATGCGCTGGCCCGCAACGTCACGGCCCCGACGACAAATTCGGACATCGTGAAGGTCTATGGCTTCGCCGCCAATGTCCGCGTTGAGAACATATCCGGCATGGGCGGCGACGATGCGGTCTCGTTCCAGACCAAAGAAGCCGCCGCCTTCAGCACCTACATGTGGACGTTCGGCGACATCATCAACTGCACCGTTGATGGTGTGAACGTCGAGCAGGCTGGTGGGTCCGGTCTCGTGATGCTGTACGGCTCGGCCAGCGAGTATATGGGCGGGATCGTCATTCGGAACGTTGGCGGCGCGGCCCCGGCGGCGAACGCCGTTGGTATCTATGCCGGCTATTCGTCTTCGGTGATTGATGACGTTCTGATCGAAAACGTGAATGCGCTTGCTCTTACCGGTTTAAACGTCAACGCGGGCGGATTCTCACTGTCGGTCAACAGCATCCAGGTTCGGGACTACATCTTTAATCCCAGTTCAACGACAAATTCCGCGATCGGCGTGAGCTTCGGCGGCAGCGTTACGGTCGTTCAAGCGATCCTGCGT